GAACCAGTGGGTAGGCCAGTAGCATCAGTATCTGGTACTAACATTGTTGGCCATGTACGCATGAACTCACGCTTAAATTTATTACCTCTTTTGTACCTAGAGAGAACAGGAGACAGCAGATCAAATTTTGTATACATTACTCATCCCCAATATCCTTATATTGATATTATATTGTGTATTGTTTTTTTTCTGACAGTCTGATTCCTCTGTCATCTATTACAGATACGCTTACTGTTACCGTTCCTGTTCCATTGATTAGATCTATGTCGTTTTGTGATACATTTACTGTGAATGCTTTTGTTTCATCTATCAGTACTCTATCATTGATATATACTGTATTCTCTGGACCATTTAGCTTTGTTACCACATATTTACTTACTACTCCATCACTTGTTCCGCTTATTGTCATTCCGCCTGTTGATGGCCATGATGCAGGCCATGATGTTACTGTTAATGTTCCAGCTACAGCATTATGATTTGTGTTTAGGTAGTCTGCTGCTGTTGACCATTTATTTATATATGGTAAATATGCTTCTGTTGTATCAAATGTTGAACTTCCTATCATTGTTCCTAGCATTGATGCAGATGAGTTTAGTATATGTTGTCTCATATTATCATCAAATGCTAGCTCTTGCCTTTTGGCAACAGCAGTCTGTGCACTTGCCATTCCATCTGAGTCGCTACTATATCCAGCTAGCATTCCATCTGATTTCTGAGTTACATCTACTAGTCCATTTGCTCGTACTGTTGATGACCACTTCTCATATATATCTGCTTGTGCTTTTTTTACAGCTTCTACTTGTAGTCCATTACCTTTATCTACACTATTCCTATTCAGAACCAGGGTAGTAGTATTAATGTCAGAAACATCGTATCCATATGTTCTGTATAGATCTGCTTGTAGTTTCCATCCTTCTATTGCACTTACAGCTGAATCAGCTTTCATTTTTTCTATAGATGATTGAGTTAGATCTTTCTCATATTCTACTTTTTTTCTTTGAGCATCTTCTAGCTCAGTGTCAACTCGTAATTTCGTTAGAGCGTACGGAGCGTCCCTGTTTTCTGTTTCTATTTTCATAGCCATATCCATTGCAGTCGTAGTTATTTGAGTTGTCATTCCTGATAGAGTTTGTGTGAGTATATCTGCTTTTTCTCTCTCGCTGAGAGATCCTGCATTTTCTACGAAATCTGTTATTGTTTCTTTGGTTCTTATGTATATACTATCTTCAGCAGTAGACGCTTTCATTAGTTCCATATATGTAGACACTATATTTAGCTTACCTATTTTCTCTTGTATTACTGTTGCCATGTTATTTCCTTTTCATATTTGATATTATAGCGTAGTTACAATACTTTCCACATATGTGCTACTTCTTTCATAAACTTGGTTTGTGTTATAGAAATATACTTCAACAGATGTGCTATATATATAAATCTCTATTGTTGGATATCCATATCTTGTATACATATTGTTTGGGATTCCGTCGGTTGTATATACTATTGTCTTCAAAAAATCATCCATATGTATTGTAGTGCTGGTTACTGCAGTATTATTGTATTGTGGGGCATGAGGTATTCTCACTATAGTAAGGTACGCACTTCCATTATCATATGTTGTATATTCTATTGTGTGGCTTGTTGATCTTAGAGAAGATGTTTTTGCTATACCTTGCGAGTCATTCCCAAATACAGTATAGTCAACTCCATTAATTGAATAGCCAATACTGTTTCCACGAACAGTAAGTGCAGATCTTCCTGCGTCTAAATATGAGCTATTTAGTATTGTTAATGTTCTTGATTGCAATTGTATATGAAAGTCGTGTGTAAGAGCTGTTGCTTCTTTTGTTAAAAACATTTTATTTGATATATTAACATCTCCCATAAAGATTCCATTTGAATTAAGTTTTATTCCTTTTGTTATTTTTGGAATAAACTCTTCTAGCTTCATCTTTAATAATACAACAACAGATGAGCTATTTGGAACGCGAGTATAAATATAATTACCTGCGTCATGAAATCCTGAATCATTTATGTAGAGAGCTATGCGTGGTCCTGATCCTGTCCATTCTGGAGGTTCATATGAAGTATCAAAAAATTTGTCCACTATTCTATATATATCATTGTCTATCTTTATCATAAGTATTTCTCCTTCAACTAATGGACCAGAGTAAACTTTAGTATAATTCACTGAATATAAGTCTATTGCAAGATATACTTGTTCTTCGCCAGATACTGAATAGTATGAAACTTCAGATATATTCACCTTGCTACTATATGTAGTATTTGGTAGTATTGCATTATTTTTTAAATCGCTAGAAGACGTATTGCTGTTTGTTATATGTAGCATTGCATTTCCATCAGGTGACCCAAGATACAGACTCATGGTATATATATCTCCCCGTTATCTAGATCTATATACATTCCGTTATTACTTGCTTTTATATATCCACCTTGTATATTAGGAGCGGCATTTGTCCCAGCAGCAGCACTATCTAGTATGAAAGAGTTAACGCTATCATCCATCTTTATTTGACCGGTTTCCATGTTGAAAAAATTAGCACCAGTTGGATCAGCTATCAGCCCAGTCTCTATTCTTCCTCCATCTATTACTGTTGTACCTGTTGGATTAGCTAGATCAGCAGACAGTGTCGCATTGTCATACTCAGTTCCTGATAGAGCACCAGACATACCATTAAATGTTACCTTACCTATGAAATTCACATTTCCATTCACATCTACTGAGAATGGTTTACCGTTGGCACCATCTCCATTTTGGATATAGAAATTATCTGCATATATTGCGAACACACTTCCTGTTGCTCCATATGAGCTTCCATCATAGAACCCCCATCCAGTTTTGTTTCCATTTGTATCATACAATATCTTGCTTGCTCCACCAGTCCAGTTTGATACACCAGTTGGAATTGATGGTATTTGATGCCATCCATCTGTTCCAAATGATCCGCCTATGTATTCCCAGTATACACCTGATGTATCTGGAGCTCCAGAACTTGTTGCTGATTGTTTATTGCTACCTATCTTTGGAACATATGTTATTCCATCATAGTTTCCAGTTCCATTGAACTCATCTAGAGTTACAACATGCACAGCTCCACTTGACACACCTTCTTCTGATGCTATTCTTGTACTCAGCTTTCCAACTTTTGCTACATAGTCTCCATAAAATCCTGATGATGCATTCATTGTTCCATCTGGATTTATTCCTACTGCTGTATACGCTGTAGATATATGTCCAGCATTCGATGCTACACCAGTAGTAGGGTCAGTTACTATAGATAGTAGCACAGTTGATGCATATGATGCAGCTATGGCATCTGTTGCTATTGTTTTTGATTGGTTTAGTATTGATGCATTATTTGCATTAAATTCTGAACTTTGAATTACTGTATCTACTGTTACTGCTTCATTTTTTGTTACATATGAGTTTTTCACATCCACTATTGCAGCTGCGTTTCCATCCAACTCTGATTTTACAGTATCTATTTTTATATTTTGTGAGACAACTTGATTTTCTATTGAGGATATGCTCTCATGCACTCCTTTTTCTATTCCTGCTATCAGTACAGATAGATCATGCACTACTTGATTTTGATCAGCGTATCCATTGCTTAGAGCTATATCTATACTCTTTGTTAACCAGTCTGGCATTCCACCATTTGCGTATCCTGCTGCTGCACTAGTCGTTACTATATAGTCTTGTGATGATACTATTGCTGTTGCTTTGTCAGTTGTTTTTACTGTTGCTGGCACAGCTTCAGATTCTACTCTCACTGGTTCTGATGTTACAGATACAGATTCATCTACTACTTTTACAGACATCTCTATGCACCTGCATATGATACATATATATCTGCTATTCTTGCTACTCTATTGAGTGGATTTGGATTTCCATTTACATTAGAGAACTTTATATTTATTATTCCCATGTATTCTGATTTGAGATAGTAGTTATCTACTCCATCTCCTTCTAATACATTGAGTTTCGCTGTCTCACTTGCATACATTGATACGACTAGATACCCATTTTGATCATACCAGTCTGCAGTTATTTCTGGAGACCCTATAGTATATGCAGTTTGGACTATGTTTGTAGATTTATCTACTTTTGCCTGACCACCTGCATTTTCAATTATTGTGATTACATCAGAACCAGATGGATGCGTCTTACCTACATATTCAGGTAATACAGTCATTGCAGTATTCAGTGAATCCATTATCTTACCAGCACTTGTCAGAGTATCATTTGTGTTGCTTAATCCACCAGATATTGTCAGAGTTCTAGTACCTACAGTCACATCATAGTCAGTTAGTGAAGTACCAGCAGTTATTGCGTCTGCTCCAGATTGCGTCAGCACTATATAGTTTCCATTTGTTGTATAGTATCCATCTTGATTTGATACTGTTGCTGCTGTAATTGATGAGCTATGTATTACTACCGTTGCTACAGTATCTCCAGCATTTACTGCACCAGATTGAGTATTTACTGAGAATATATCTGTCTCATTATCTACTTCATACACCTCACCTTTTACAGTTATTGAGTATTTCTCGTATCCAACTCTTGATATTTGCAGAGTCGTGTCTTCTGGTACGGCAGCAGTATTACCTACTATTACAGCTTTTCTTTCTACTAGCATTTGAGCTAGTTCTATTCCATTTACATCTACAGCTGGTGTCCCATCTGCTTTGTTTCGTATCTTGAATTCGCTTAGTAGATTATCTAGTTCAGATACATTTTGCGGCAGGAAACTATCTTCTTCCATTATTTGTACTGTGAATGTATAGTCAGTGCCTTGTGGTATTATGAATCTGCTCATGCATTTCTCCAGTATTGTATTTTGTTGTTGAGGGATTACTATTTACCCTCGTATATATTCACATCAGAACCAGGGGAGTTAGTCCTAGTTCCAATCTAACTACATATTACAGTTCATTGTCTTGTAGTGACACACCATATTTTTTGATTACTATTGGAGTTTTGTTTCCAGTTCGCTGTCCATTTATTATTTCATCTACATGAGATGTTATTACTATCTCTTGAGCTACCTTAATTAGGCATCTTTCTAGCTCTACAGGAATATCTAGAGGTACTTGTCTTTGAATTACACCTGCTGATATAAACGCCATTGTTGCATGAGAGTTTTCTCTCTTATCATTATTTGTGATTGTTACTATTCTCTTGCCCATCCAGAATGCTTTCAGCCTTGCATGGTATTTCTGAGCCTCTCTCTTGGCTTGCTCTTTTGACATTGTAGAAAAGTTTGGTTTTGATTCCATAATTTCTTTGTATGTTTCTCCTATATGTCCATCAGTTGCTGTCTTTTTCTTTTTAATTTTGATAGGATCCTCTGCTTCTACTTCTGTAGTATCTTCACTATCTACTTTTGTTTTTAGATCTTCAGTAGCTTCTTCTACCTCATTAACTAAACCATCAGCTGCGTGGTTCTCATAGTATGTGTCGATTGCTTCTTTCATATCTTTCTTGCTTTTTATTGATTTCACATTGATACCGAGATCTCTTGCTTCTGATTTCAGTTCTTCGAATGTTTCTGTTATATCTGACATTGTTCTATTCCTCTTGGGTTTTTAGATTGAGAGTCATTTCTGACTCATGTTATTGATTCTACAGTATTTCTACTGTAGAACACCTTAGTTGTCCATCAGCATATCAAAAAATGATTATGCTGTAGCGAGAACATCTACTTCTAAAAGCTTTGTTTCGTCGAGAATTATACCAGCGTACCACATGTTGTACGAGAAAAATCCGCGTGTACCGTATGGGTTACTTAGTTCTACTTTGTCAGGAGACTTAGAGTTGAACTTGATTTTACCTTTACCTTGTAGACCAACAGTTGCGAATGAACCTTTTGTTGGAAATAGTACAGGGAACACATCAAAGTTTGCACCATTGTTGGATAGCTCTCCTGCATATGATGCAGGTAGTGCAGCACCAGCTCCAACTCTTACCATTGCAGATTCTGATTCGATGAATCTTACATCATGCATTGCACCAACTTCACCTTCAGCTAGTTTTTCAGCAGCAGCATATTTGTATCTTGGGATATATGCGAACTCTTCAGCATATCCAGCACCACGAGTTAGTGTTTCGAGATCATATTTTACTTCGTTACCGATTATAGCATAGTATGCTCTATTGATTGTACGAGTATCAATCTTAGTTGATCCAGATACGATTTGAGTATTATACTGTGCACGGTTACGAACTAGTCGTTTACTAGCTTGTCTAATTAGGTCGAAACCTACTTTGTATAGTTCAGCATTTGTATCATCTGCACCTACAGTTGATCCGATATCACTGATTGTAGCTGATCCACCAGCAAATAGTTTATTACCAGTTGACAACATATCTCTTTGGATAAGATCTTCTTGACGTCTATTTGCTAGATATCCTAGCTCTTCACGGTATCTTACTTGGATAGAGTCTTCAGAGAACATATCTACCTCATCAGTATAGTCTATCATTTCACCGTATCGTGCGAATGATGTTTCCATTGTGATCTTTTGAGGCCCTACTTGGTTTACTGCTCCAGCACCTTCAGCTAGAACAACATTTGCAGCTAGATCAGCAGTTACAGCATCTAGGCTTCTTGAGCTCAGGTACCCTTTTGTAGCGAACTCTGTATCAGCAGTTGTTCTATCATAGATGTGTAGGAACTTACTGATTTTGTATGTCTTACCCATTTTTAGTGGCATTGATTTTTTATCTGCCCATTGACCATATACATTTATTTCTCTTGCTGCTTTAATACCAGCTTTGTCATAAAAGTGTACTACCGTGTTTTCACCTTGTGAGCTATTTACTCCATTTCCATATACTTGTGTTGCCATTGTATTTACCCCTCCATTAGGGCATATTTCATTTTATCGAGCAGAGTCTCATAGACTCGCCTCGAGATTTTTATACCATTCGTTGAATGATTCATCATCATCATCGAGATAGTCAACTACAGTTTTATTCCCTGCAGATTTACTAGGTATTGCAGCATTTTTACGCCCATTGGCATCTGCTTCTACCTGTTTCTGCTTTTCTTGTTGTGCTTTCACTTCGGCTATTCTAACAGCATTTGCTTCAGCTTGTCTTTTAGCTTCTGCGTTTGCACCATCTAGTCTTGCCTGTTCAGTAGCATCGTTTTGAACTTTAGCTATATTTTGGTTTTGAATTGTATGAGCTCGTCTCTGTGCAGCTTGTGCATAGTATTCGATATCAGACAGCCTATTACCATCGTACAGCTTTAGTTTTGTTGCTTCTGCACTCAGCACATCGAAATCTCCAGACTTCACATCTATGTGTAGCTTTTTGATTAGTGATGGGTTATCTAGGAATGCATCTCGTGATGATTGATCCCATCTGTTACTCAGCACGTCTTGTGTTATTGCGTATTCAGGATCCCTTCCTATTTCATTTACTATGTCATTGATTTCGAGTTCCACTTCAGATTGTCCATACTGTTGTGGCTGATACACCTGATCTTCACTATCAACATCCAGCTCCATAGGATCTATGTTTACTTTTTGCATGAGCTTGTTGATAGCTCCTTTGTCACCCTTCATTACATCTATCATTAACTCAATATCAGAATGTGATATTTTATTATCTTCTAGTGCACTTATCGTGGTTCTCCATGGCTTGATCTCTTGCATCTTTTGAGTATAATTCATTGACTGACCAAATACTTGTCCGAATCGTTCTTTTATCTCCGCTTCAGTAAATTCGAATTCTTGTCCATTTGCATTATACTTATATGTTTGTGGCTTCGTGTCCTCTGGTTCTGATTTGTCTACATCGTTAGCTTCTGTCTTATCTGCATCAGCTTCAGCAGGATCTGTTCCATTGTCTTCGTTACCATCAGTATTGGAGTCTGTAGTCGATTGTTCCAATTCTTTTGAATGCTCATCATCTGCAACATCATTATCTTGCGATTTGTCACTATTTACATCGTCTTCTGCCGGTTCAGAACCAGTGATATTTGTAGTTTCATTTTCATCAGAGTTTGCATCATTTTGGTCTCCGATTATATCATCTCCTATATCTCCTTGTTCTTGTTCAGCTCGAGCAGAAGCTAGTGCTTCTTCGAACTGTTCATCTGACATATCATAAAGGGCTTCTTCTTCATCAGTAAGTGGGTTTACGCTATCATACATTGCCTACTCCTCTACTTCTGGACCTTCGATGTTAGCGATTGTTTCCTCTGCACTAGCTCCGAATGTTTTTACCATTTTAAAATAGTATCCTAGATTACTTATTGCAACTAGATCTTCCATTATGTTTGGTCTATCTCCATTTACCTTTGTACTAGGTTCACCTAGTAGGCTTACTGAGTCCAACACCTTATCTTTCATGTATCCATCTAGAATTAGTCTTTTGAATCTTTCATCCTTTTCTAGTTCTTCTAGATCTTGTTTCATCTGTGCATAGTGTCTTGTCTCTACCATTTCGAGTTCGTCTTGGTTTTCCATTTCTGGTTCCTTATATTTTGATGTGAGCCCTGTTTTATGAGGTTCTTCACTGGTATTATACTTATCCATAGCTTAGTCGCAGCTTAGTTGTATATTATTGCCTTCAGTTTTCCTTTATTGTTGGGATGTCATCATCCCTGCTAGACCCTGTGGTTGCTGTTGTTGCATTTGTTGTTGCTGTTGTTGCATTCTCTGTTCTCTTTGCAAAATTTGCATTGCTTGTTCTATTAGTGCATTTGATATACCAGCTGCAACTAGTTCTTGTGGTGTTGATCCATTTTGTAGCATTTTTATAACTTGTGCTATATCAGCTTGTTGACCAGCACCTCCTTGATTTGATCCAGCCATGCTTTCTCCGAGTCCTTGTTCATTCATTGTATTCTCCATTTTATCTCCAGTGTGTTGGTATTGGTTTTTGATTTGTTTGCTCGTGATATTGTTGTGCCACTCCAGAACCAGAGGAGAGTATATTTGCTAGACCAGATTCAGCCATATCTGCTCTATGTTTTTCAGCATCTAGTTCTGGTATAAGCTTGTCATACGCTTGTTTTGCTCCAGCTATCATTCCTAGTTTAGCTATCTTCTTGTTTTCATTTTCTTTAACTATTGCATCGTATTCTGCAGCTTTTTTGTCTCTAGCTTCTTCTGCTAATTTATTAGCTATGATTCCCATAATCGTCTCCTTGGTTGTGGTAGCTGTTTTATTTGTGTTATCATTGCATAACTCCTAGTTGCTTATCTCCAGCTTGTTGTTGCATCTTCATCTGCTCCATGTTTGCTTGGTACTTCATATACTCTTTTTGCATATCTTGCTTGTGCTTGATTTCCATATCTTTACGCTTGACTTTTTCATCTATTTGTTCATCTGTTTTTATATAGTTTAGATCTTGCATGTCTGATGCTGAGTGTAGCTGTCTTGCTTTTGCTTCATCTACAGCAGCTTTTGCCATCTTTGCTCTTTTGTCAGCTTCATTCTCATGACCTGTTGCATATATAGAGAATATCTCTGCTTCTAGTTTCTTATTCATCAATTCAGCTTTTTGTACTTCTATTTGTTTCATTTTTTCTTGCATTGGGTCTGGATTTTGCATCTGCTGTCTTACTTTTTTTGCTTTGTCTCTTAACCTTTTTGCAGCTTTTGGCATTTTTGTTAGTTCAGCCCAGTCGGCCATTAGATCGAATTTCATATCTGGATCCATACTTTGAGCTGTAGTTTGCATCATAAATGATAATTCTTGCGATTTTTGTGCATTGTCTTCAGCTGTGCTAACTTCTATATCTAGATCTACTCTACCAGTTAGATCAGCTTTAGTTATTGGTACAAATTTTGCATTTGTTATATCCATTATTTCTTTATCATTCATGAACTCTGCACTGTATGATAACCACTTTCTCATCATTGGTTTTATTAGATTTTCAGCTATATTTCTTACTCTATACATTCTTCTTACAGCTGTTGCACTGAGTGCTCCTCTTACACCAGTAGCACTACCACTTATTGATCCTCCAGATATTCCACCGCTAAATGATTTTACTCCTGTTTGAGACTCTATTTCATTACTCTGTACTGATAACATATCGAACGCAGAACTTGGTATTGAATTATAGCTTCCATACCAGAAGTCATTTGGAGTTCCATTGAACTCGAAGTTCTCATCATTTAGGAATTTTCTTCTATTAGCTACATCTAGTGCACCTTTACGAACTCCAGTTTGTCCATTATTAGATTGAGCCATATTATCTATGATTCCACGAGTTACTGCTGTTTTTATCTTTTGGTTATCCGCTATTAGTTCTGCATCTGATTCTCCAGCTAGCTGGAATGGTACAGAGTTAAATGGAACTACCATGAATGGTACTTTGTTGTCTGGATATGGATTATCTTGAAGTCTAATTATAGTATTGCCTATCCATGCACATACTACTGGTTTTGCTATTCCGCTTCCTTCTATATCATAGTTACCCCAATATTCATATATCATTAGTTTCTTCCTAGGATTATCTTGAAATTGGAATCTAGTTTCATCTTCTGGATCATAGTAGATATCATTTACTGAATCTCCAGATGATTCTTTCATTACCTTATCTATGTTTTTATATCTTTTATCTTGTTTTAGAGTTGTATAGTCAGTTTCATATCTATGGATTACGAATTGACAGTTTTCCATGTTATCCATACATGTTGGATCTATATACACATCTTCGTTTCTACATACTACAGCAGTTGGTCTATTTATTATTATCTCTGTTTCTTCTGCAGGGACCATAACTATTGTTTCTACACCGTTTACTACTTCTATTGTTTCTGTTTCTCGTTGTATTTTCTTATCTTTATACTCCCATCCAGTTTGTACAACTAGAGTACCTTCTTGCGATAGCACTTTTAGAGCTTTTGACATGAATGAGAATCTAGGAAAATCTCTACAGAATTGGTAGTTTAATAGTAGTTCACTTTGTTTAGCTTTGTCTACATCTTCGTACGTGATAGGAGATACTTTTACTATTTCTCGTGTTGATACGAATGGATCTAGTATTGATGGATGTAGCCATTCATCCTGCTTTTTTATATCTCGTGATACTATTTGAGATTTGCCTTTTACCTCATTTCCATATTTTTCACCATTATATCCATGTTTGTATTCTGCTATTTTTGTATCTTGATCCGCTCTTGCTGCCATAGCATGCTTTAGATCTGCTTGCATACCTTTTAATATCTTATTCTTGTCCATAGAAATTTTCCTTGGCTAGTTCTTATTATTGACATTATACCATATTTTTATTTATAGATTGTGCGTGGATACTATTTACTCTGTATATTGGACTACTTCAGAACCAGAGTATATAGTATGTCTAATGTAATACTCTGTATACTGCTCTTAATCTGTCTTGATTCTACCCATTATTACAGCTAGTCTACTTGCTCTTTCTGGTGTTTGTCGTGACCATATAGAATCCAGCATTTCTACTCCAGCTTGCTTATAGTCTTTTTGTTCTATTGCTTTCCACATATTTTTGAACTTAAGTACACCATCTACGCCCATCTGATATGCCATCTCATATAGAACATCTTGTCTGCTTTTGTTGAGTAGTTGGATTGTTGGTTTTCTGTTAGCTAAATCATTCTTCATTTTATTCAATCTATGAACAAGTAGCATTTCTGCCTCATCTTCATTTATTGGCATTAGTGTACCATACCCAAGAGTATCTCTACCTAGGCTATCTTTATATACATGGTTTACAAATCCCTCATTCGCCTTTATACTGTCTATTAGTTTCATTTATCTACCTTATATTTTTTTTGTATTTTAATATCATAGTCTAATCTTTTTTCTATTGTTTTGAATTTTTCAGAATATGTTCTCATCATTAGTTGATTATCTTTTACTATTTTATTTGTTTCATTTGCAGTTACATTCCATGAATTAAATAGAGCCCAGAATATCAGAGATGTTATTCCCCATAGAACTCCCATTCCGCTAAATGCAGATTTTAGTCCGAATGATAATCTTGCATCACCTTCCTGTTCCATATGTTGTTTTAGATTTGTTGTTTTTGTATTACATAACAGTGTATGGTCTTCGTGGAATATATTCATCTTACCATTTGTTGTATTTATTTTATCATGTAGTTCAGATATATCATTTCTGTGTATATTTGCTATATTTCTCATATCAACTTCTAGTTGGTTGATTTTTTCTTCAGCTACAGCTAGGCTTGTTAGAGTCTCACTCATAGCAGACATTTGTGCTGCCATGCCACCCATTTTATCTGACATGTTTATAGCGAATCCAGATAGTGTAGTCTCTAGCTTTATCATTGATTTTTCTATGTCATTTATTTTACTATCGTTTTCACATGAAGTCATTGTTTCTTCCCACTATATTTTCTTTATTACTGATATTATATCATATTATTATTTAGAATCACTACATCTTGTCATCTCTACTTTATGTTTTTTTAGACATATTATGACTTGACCTAGTTGTTCATCTAGTGTTCCATGTAATTTTCCACATATTATTTTATCATACTTACATGGAACTGGAACCATTGTTTCTACAGTTTTTACTACAGGCTCACATATCTCTGGTTCTGGAGTAGTGCTATTACATCCACTATAGAGTATCAAGATCGAAACCGCTAGTAGCATTTTCAACATCTATATATCCTTTACATTTTTCTATATTTATATCATTATCTTTTGTTTCATGTTTTACATTTTTTAAAGTATCATACCATTTTTTATATTTATCTCCATCTGGTTTTGATTTCCATATTTTTACTTCTTTCTCCTTCAGAACCAGGGAGGCTGCTTGTTTTTCCATCATTATATTTTGTCTATCTATTGCATTAGTTAGAGTTGATTTATCATTTCTCAGAGATCCAATAGAGATGTCTTTCTCAGATATTTTTTTAGCTAGTTTACCTATAGTATCATCTCTATATTCTATGTCTTCATGCAGTCCACTTATTTTTATTTGGTACCAAATAGCAAGAGCTACCATACCAATGCCTAACCCAGCACTTATATATTTCCATATACCGCCAAACATTATTCTTCAGCTTTCGTTTCAAAGTGGCTTTTTAGTATAAATGTCAAAGCACCAAATATAGATCCATATATAGCACTTGTAGCTATCTCGCCTATACCTTTAATCGCATTAGCATATCCTGGTTGAACTATTTGATATGCTAAATACATGAAGAACCCGAGGACTATATATCTAGTACCCATTTTTATATTGTATCTCATATCTAATCCTCTTCCCATCTTGCACATACTCTAGTTGCATGGCATATGAAGTCATATTGATCACACCATACTCTCATTCCACCATCTTTGTCATATTTATTGTATGGAACATGCTCCATCGCTTCTAACCATTCTGGGCTTACTCTACCATACTCACAGTTTGCACAGCTTCGTCTTCTTGCCTCTTTAGTATCTATTCTCCATACACCAGCTATTTTCTTCCAATATATGTTATTGCCTTGATTGTTATCTATACCAACTATTGGACCTAGATTCCAATCTTTAACAAGCCACTTCATTATTTTGATGTTGTCTTTTGCTGTTAGCTCTTTTGCTTCTTTTAAATCATTGTCTTCAGTTTCGTAACTCATGTTATGCTCCGTATTTTATTTTATTATACAGCTTTACTGCTATAGTCATTGTTCTTGTTATTATACCATTTTCTATCTTCAGAAATATCTCTTTAAAATATTTATCAGCTTTTCAATATTCTTATCTATTGTATAGCTTGATACACCTATAGGTATATTGCTATAAATTTACTACAAGATGTCGGATTTAAAAGTTGATATTCTGTCATTTTAGTAACCTAATTAAATTTACCATGATATAACATCCAATTCAGCTTGAGTTGTAGCTAAACTAATTTTAGTTTTAAGTCCTTGGTACTTAACCCAGTTAAATTGACCTCTTGTTACAAGAGCCTGCGACAGCCCTTGAAACTCTGAAAATGTCATAGCTACATCTACATTTAGTTTATCTCTCCAAGTAAAACCACTTGGTACTGCTCCACCTACTAAGATTCCTGTGATTAAATCTTGACTCTTTTTATCAGATTGAAATGTAGTTGACATATAATCTATGTCTAATTCATTAGCATTATTGTAAGCTACTTCCATTTCTGATAGCTTTTTATTTTGTAACTGTTCAAATGTTGGAGCTATAATATCCTCATAATCTGATTGAGTTATCTTTGCTAAAGTAGTATTGTGTGTAACTTCTACTTTAGTTATTATTTCATCTGTCACATTATCTTCAAATACGAATGGTTTACCGTTTGTGTCTTTATAGTATATCATCTAATCATTTCCTTTATTTTAATTCATACCATTTAATAGCACTATCTATTCCAGATACACTATATGTAGAACCAGAAGTTATAGTTATTTGAATTCCTCCTACTTGTGCTACAGCATCATTTGAATTCTGTCTAGCTATTCTAACACCATCTATATGTACATAACAGTCAGTTGCAGTAGACCCAGCCCAATATCCATAAATACTTAGCATAATAGGCTTCCCATTCGTGTTGGTATAAGTGGTTCCAATTGCTCTATTAGCCGTCTCATCTATCCACTTCTGACCTAAGTCAAAACCATCTGTAACAATTAACTCTTTAGCATATAACTTCTGTACATCTAATGTAGTCATAACATTCTCAACTAACTCTTGATTGTAGTCAATAGTCTGTGGAGTTTCTGATGTAATCATTATAGGATGTTTAATAAATGATATAGGTGTTTCTGGTATAGCACTTAGTGTAGGTTCTATTTTAAATATCGATATAGAATCAACGCTATAAGTTGTACCAGCTGTATTATTGTTGTATCCATTAACATAAACTGTACCAGTTATCGGTGCTATAAATTTAGCTGAATAACTACCGTTCAAGTTACTACCAGCATTATAAATTATATCATATGATGTCGGTGTTGTACCAATTGTCAATCTTGCACCTACAGATGTACCAAGTATCATTGTATATTCATATATATATTCTTGTCCAGCTTCAACTTGAATAGTTCTATTGTAATCAAAATTAGTAGAACTTCCAGTGACATTTAATGTATTGTTTAATAATGCTATACTACCACCACTTGTTGGTGTCCATAAATCTACATCAGCTTGAGTATCAAAGTTACCACCACTAAGTAACTCTACACCAGTATCTCTATACCACTCACCATCTACTTGTACTAGTCTATTATCATCAGCACTTTGTTTATCATACATTCCATAGCTAGGTTTCTTTGACTCTAATATTAATCCATTTGTAAGACTTATAGGTAGTGTTGTATCTACTGTATCTTTAAGCCCTATCCATTGTAGTCCATCATTAGCACCATAGAAATCTACACCTTTACCATTGGCATTGAGTGATGTTATGGACTTACTGCTTAACTTATACCCTCTATCATCCATACCATCTGTCCAGTTGAATCTACCATCTGTTATAGTTAGATTTGTATCATCTGTAGGATAGTCGAAATATGAGCCATCAGGTGTACCAGTATCTTTAGTATCGAATTCTACTAGGTATAGGTACTCTACTCCAAGAGCATTATAGAATCCAGAATTTAAGTCAGGTGCAAACCCATTAATACTAATACTAACTGTATTAGAAGTGTCAATAATCTCCGCATCGGAAATGTCAAGTTTAGTAAATGCACCATCACCTCTTGTGGTGTCTTGCACACACCAGCTACCTACAACATCTATACTCTTAATTATAACTCTACTTGGCTTTCTAGCTACTCCATTAACATCTTTAGTCTCTATGAAGTTACCACTAGCACCAGTACCAATATATGTACCAGTAGTGAATGTTTCTGATTTAGCTTTGTAGTATAAGATGTATTCTGAGTCTAATGTACCAACACCAGCAAGACCATCTATAACAGTATGTTCTTTAGTGTTCTCCCATATTACATATTCATTATTGAGTGCATGTACTTCTGTGTTAATTTGCATGTACTGCCCATTATTAGTGCCTTTGTTGTTACTTCTCCAATCAACTACTGATGTTAAGTTTTTTATGTCTCTGACTTCAATCTCTACACCAATACTATGACTAATCTCATGTCCAGCATTACCTGAACCAATATAATAAATCATACCCTCTTTAGTTACTGGGTTATATGCTTCTAGTTGAAACTTACCTTGGCTAGTCATTCCCCATTTGATATGTGTGTATAGAGTTTGGTATAGAATGAAACTATCTGCATTACTATTTACTGTTGTGTCATTATCATAAACAACAGTAACACCATCAATGTTAAAAGAGCTTACTTTATCAGGGTTACTATCTTCAGCAGCCGTCATATCAGTAAATATTCTTTTATTTACACCCCTAATACCATCTACAATACTATTACTATCAGCTGTTGTCCTACTCTTTATATGTACCTTACTGACACCCTTATTGGTACCCCAATCACAAGTTCCACTAGCTACAACATTACCAGCATCATCTTTAACTTGATTAACTGTTCTATCTAACCAGTATCCACTACCATTACCAGCTACTGTAAAGTCTACAGAGTTAATACCAGTAATAATACTCTGCGTAGCTCCATTACCAGTGTAAGTTACTACAGCGAAATTCTTAGTTAGTAGTGTATTATCTATTGTTACTGCACTTGTATTGATAAGTGCTGAGCTAGCCACTTTGCTTATTCCTGCTCTCCTCCACTGGTTCTTAGTTACTACATCACTGTCAGCAACTGCATCAGCAGCTTGGAACGCTGCTACTGGATTACCATTCTCAGCAGCGGCTACTATCTCTTTGTTAGCTCCAGTACTATTACTTGGTGGTGCTATCCTTGTTATATATCCTGCATCGTCTACTAATGCTATTTTACCTGTTGCCATATTTTATCCTCTTATTATATATTGGTAGTTCAGCTATTACTTCATCAACTGTAGGCATTACTCTCACACCAGCTTGCACATCAGCTTCAATTTGTCCAGTAACTAACCAGCAAGAACTAGCCCAAGCACCAAGTGCTTCAGCTTCAGCCTGAAAATCATTTACATAACCAACATACTTACCAATAGCATTTATATTGTCATATCTAAGACTTTGAGCTTTAGTATCTAAATGGTTTTGAATACCATCATTAATATATCTTTGTTGTTTAGCTAACACCTCCTCATCATATATTTTCTGCTGTTCCAACAAAGCCGCATCAACATCACTCTGACTAACTGGTAAAAGCCCTACATGATACACATAAGTATCTCCACTCATTACAACTTGTTTTCCAAGTTGCGATGTTAAAATATCCACTAATGGCGTAACTGTAATTTCATTTTGCATAATTGCTCCTCTTGATTTATGAATTTAACCCATGATTTGGGTGAAAGCCTAATTCCTTATAGGCACTATTTCTAACACTTACTGCTTTTTCAAAATCTTTATATCTGCCAAAGAAAATGTTTTTACCGTTTGATTTGATCTGCACCTTAAAACTTTCTCTTTTTTTATCAAAATATATTCCACTTACACCTGTTTTATTATTTTTACTAAGTGTTTTATTTTTTGAATTTTCTGCATAGGCAATATTCCTAAGATTTTTTATTCTATTGTCTGCTCTATTGTGATTTATGTGGTCTATTTGTTCAGGCATTACACCATAAACATACAGCCATGCAATTCTGTGAGCTAAGTATATCTTCCAGTTTATATAAATTCTTATATATCCGTGTTCTGATTTTGAGCCTTGTTTAATACCATCTTTACTAAAAACACCTGTTTTTTTATCGTAATATAAAAATTCTTTTAACTTTTTCTGTGTCATTTTTGTATCCTTAGTTATCCAACTATGCAAAATTTTTCCAACCTCTGCTAGTTTTATACTTGCTAAGTTACTATCAGCCTCATAGAGTTTAGATTTTTGACCTGATTTTAAAGCCTTGTAAAACAGCTCCACTTGTTCAAAGATTATGAGTAAAATTCGCTCTTTAACTACACCATGTTTTCGAGGTATATTTTGCAATACTGGATAAGTATAGTTTACAAATTCTTCATATTTTTCAATGATAATCAAGTTTTTAGGAGTCTGTTTCATCGTTCGTTTTCACTCACTTATACAAGTTCCAAGTGGTCACAAGCGAAACGAGAACCAACGCTCCAGCTCGAGTTCCAAACATAACTGCCCCAATGCGAGGCACGAGAACCGGCATTGACACCATCGGCACGACTCGCACCCAGAAGCACCGCTGTTACATGGTTGTTGTGAAGTGCATAAATATCTCCACGATTATCAGTTAATCCAGTTCTCCAAGCCCAAGCAGTAGAACCCTCATCACGATTACCGCCAACATCAGCACTCCAAAGCCATTGAGTACCAGAGGCTTGTTCGATACCCCATTTTGAAGTTAGGTTTGAGTAGTGTTCTACTTTTCCTACATTGACTTCATACCCATCTGTGCTAGATGATTTTTGCTCAGTAACTCCATAAGCAATAGTAAGAAATTCCGAATAAGAGATAAGTTCTTTTGAGTGAGATTTAGCAATTTCACAAGCTTGGAACCAAGTAAATTTACCGTAGTTTGTAGCTCCATCGCCGCCAAACTCTAAAGGTATTTTAGGAATTGCACGATAAGATGTAGTATCTGCAACACCACCAGCGATAACAGCACCAGCCTTTGAACTTCCATTTGTGATATGTTCGCTATTTAAAAGATAAATATCATACCAACGACCATTTACAAAAACCATACCTTCAGGATTTGCAACTGGTCTAAACTTTAAGTCCCAAAAACTGTACTGATTGATACCACGAATAGCAACCATATCAGCTTCAGTTTTATTACCAGTCAAAGCTTCAGTTTCAGGAATTAACCCATAATGAAAACCACCAATAAGCCTATCAGCTGTTATCGTTTTATCTGCACTAATGTAAAAAGTGCTATCTGCTTTTGCATAAACATAATAATCAGTACCAGCTGTTTTAGTTCCAGCGTCTAAATTGGTATTTAGACTAACAGTAGTTGTCGATGTTGCTTCTACTAATTCAGTACCAACTGCTACTTTAAATCCTATTGGAATAGTTAAGTCAGCTGGAGATGTCTTTGTAAACAATACACTTGATAAAGGTTTAGTGAAACTTTTCGTAACAATAGACAACTGTCCTCTATTAACAACATCGTAACTAGCTACACCATCAGCTGCTTTAAATACTTTAGTTGCATCACCTCCTAGTATCTTACCATCTACAGGTATTACAACTGTCCCATCAATATTTTGTATAGTGTCAGTAACCATCTTGGTTTGGCTTATCTGACCACCACTTATTACACCTAATACAGCACCAGTATCTACTATTACCTCAGAACCAGAGGCTACTGTCAGCTCATTCACAACAACTTGTCTACCAGCTGGTATCGTTATCGTTTCATTACCATCTACCACTGTAGGCAGAGTAACTATACCATTAGTTGACTTTGGGTCAGCTATGAACTTATCTATCTTAGCAGCTTGTGCTGACGCATGACTATACGATATTGCATCCATTTATATTCCTTTATATTGCAGTAAATACTGACGATGTCAGATTACTATTTGTATATGTTAGAGCCGTATTACCTTTGAGTACATTGCCTATTGTATGAGCTACATTAGATAACCCATCTGCTCCATACGTCAATGTCTCAAAGTTATTCACGCCATCATAATATATTACTGATAGACCATCTACTCCATATTCCATATCAGTTATGTTCATTGCTGCTAACTCTTTAGCTGCATTCATATTCATTGCTACTACATCACTTTTATTACTATCAGTATATGCATTAGTATTAGCCTCTGCTTCATAGAGTGATTTTATCTCAGATCCAGTTTGGTCAGCAGTTGCACCAGACTCTACTGTATCTAGCTTTGCTCCATCATTAATCATGTTCCTATTGTTAACTATTGAATTAGCAGTATTTAGACTATTTAGATTTAGATCTAGAGTTGATTTAGCTTGATATGTTGCAGCATTCCATATCATTACACCAGTATCTATTGGACTATCTTCGCGAGTTAGAACTTTTTGCAAGTTACCATCATACTGTACTTCACCACCAGTTGTACTGATTGTTAGCGATGTTGTGAACGTAATTGTGGTTGCAGTTATGGCAGTCAGCTGATGCGTGCCATCGTATCCATTTGATCCATCTATGAATACATAGTCTCCAATTATCCTAGTGTTTGTACCTGATAGTATTGTCAGCACAGCATTAGTACCGTCTCCTACTATAGTATCTATGTCCCACGCCTCTATTTCACCTAGTGTGAATGTTTGATCATGTTCACTGAACCCGAATACGTAGTCATTTAATGTACCACGATCCAGTCTTAGCCCTGCACTTCCTTTAGAAATACCAGCTCCAGTCTCCCCAGAGTTCAGTGTTATCTGGTTATCTGCTACTGCTACTACTGTGCTATCTACAGTTGTTGTAGTTCCTTTCACATGCAGGTCACCATTTACTGTTGCACTTGCTAGAGTTGCATGACCACCTATATATAGTGTTCCTGTGATATCAGCATTCCCACCTATTGTTCCACCAGATTTTTCATACTTATCTGTATTCAATTCATTTACTGCATCCACTAAGTTTGACTTATTTGCAGTTGTTAGAGTTGTAAGATCTCCATCATTTGTAGATCTTGTAGTTGCTTCTGTATCTATATTTGTCTGTAGTGTATTATCATCATTACTCCGAGCAGTTATTTCAGTATCTATGTTTCCTTGAAGTGTTATATCTGCAGCAGATCTTGTAGATGCCTCATTATCTATATTAGATTGTAGTAATGTATCATTATTTGATCTTGTTGTTTCTTCATTATCTATATTTGTCTGTAGTGTATGATCATTGTTTACTCTTATGGATGTCTCTGCATCTATATTTGCTTGCAGTATATTATCTTTTGATGTTCTTGTAGCAGCCTCTGCGGTTATTTCATTTTTTATTGCTGTATCAAGTACACTATCAGCATTTGCAAGTGATGTTGCTGTATCTATATAATTTGTACCACTTTTATATACATATGTTCCATCGGCAGACAATCCTGCTCCTAGCTGAGTATTATTCAATTCTGCATGTATATTTGTCCTATCTATATCTACAACATCTGATCGTTCTTTTAGCTCATTTATTCCACCAGGTAGAGTTTTAGCTGTCGTGTCAAGAACCAGGGATATTGCTACACTTGATTTTTCTGCATCATTATATACATTTGTATCTGGATTGCTTTCATATGTTGCTTTTACAGATTCCTTACTTTGTGCATTCAGATATACATCCTCATCCATTATTTTTTCGAATGTTGATGTGTTTCCATTTCCATCAGCAACAGCTGTTACTATGTATTGTGCCCATTTTGTATCACCATCATCAGATACATATACTTTATCTGACACGACTAGATTGCTTAGGTTATCTCTTTCTGATATATTTGCTACACTATATGTAGTTCCTAGACCTAATCCTGCTAGTCTTATCTCTTCTGTACGCTCAGTTTCTATTTGATTTAGAGATTTACCACCTAATGCTTCAGAATCATCTACTATTCCATTCAGATTAGTATCATATGTTTCTTTATCCATAGAGAATTTTGGACCATTTTGCACTACGAATGATCCTAGTGGCATAGTTTCAGACCAGTCACCATACAGAGTATATGTATCAGTATGAGACGGTGATCCAGCCGTGCCTAGTGGATTTGTAGTGCTTGTTAGTTTTGAATGAGTTATTGATGTTCCATCATTTCCATTATATCCATCTGCACCATTTATACCATCAGTACCATTGACACCAGGTATACCAGGATCTCCTTTATCTCCTTTATAGCCCTTTGCTCCAGTTTCTCCCTTTAATCCTTGCAGTCCTTGTAAACCTTGATCACCTTTTGTTGTTTCTACATATAGTATTTTATTGATTTTATCCCATGATGAGTTTGTTCCATATTCTACTGGAACTACTGTTATTCCAGTAAAATCTTTTGCATCTTGTAGATCAGATATCAGCTGTGGTATATCTTCTAGCGATACTGTTACTACGGCATCTATATTTGCAGCAACTACTTTTACATTATCATATTTACTATTTATTTCTCGTTGGATTATAGCATCTTGACTATTTCCTAATGATGAGTATCTAGCCATTTCTATCTCCATGGTTCTGAGTTATTGAGCTATATATATACATTATGCAAATCCTCTATCATGAAATTTATGGTGGGACTTTAGCGACTCTCTGGTTACTAACCCCAATTGTCTTGCTCTATTGCAACTTGCTTCAAATCGTTGATAGTAGGTATTGCTTTCAGTTTTTATATTAGCTGTTATTGATCCATGTGCCCTATATCCTATATAGTGTAGCAGTGCCTCTATCAGTTGTGGAGGTAGATCTATTGTTTTATCCAGATATGTACCAGCTTCATCCCATTCTATTATTGATGGTGCCTCTACATATATTATAGATATATATGCTCCAGTTACAGATACTGGTATCTGAACTACATTCCATGACACCATATTTATAGACAGTGGGTCATCTTCATCATTTATGCCTAGTCTATTATCTGTTACATCATCATCTTGACTTAATTCTTGATATGCTGATGAGATATACATAAAATTTTTATCATCTGGTATTTTATATTCTATGATGTCATCTTGTAACTCTATTAGCCATTCACTAGTTTTTAATGGAAATCTTTTATATAGTTCTATCATAGCTAGATTTATGAATTCTACTATGTAATTACTATTATATTGTATAGCTACAGACTTTAGTTCACCGCCCTTAGCCATTGATATTACATTACCTATTGTCATATGCTTTCTCCATGGTTATCGAGTGCGTGTAGCGTATTCAATATTTTGTTTACAGTATTATACCATATATTTATTTAGAATACAGTTGATCCTCTAGGAGAAACATCATTGTCTTCAATATCTAACCATATATCTGATACATCATTAGTTTTATTTGTTACATTTTCAATATCAACTACATAGTCAGTTGGGTATACTACGTCTATTGAAACTGCTATCTGAGTTACAAGATCAGGTCCATCATCAGCCCTTGTAAAATTCTTGTGCGTTGCACCTCGTATTTGAGCTATGAATTCTTGCATATCTTCAGTGTTTTTTAGTTCTTCTGGTAGCCATATCTTTCCATTTAGAAAATGTTGACTTGCTATTCTAAATCTCTCATGTTTGTTTACTCCAGTGTTTTTACTTAGTATACCTTTTCTCTCACCAGTATATCCTTTCTGCCTTGCGAAACTATAGTAATTACCAGTCTTTAACATTTCTTGTTCCAACGAGTATAGGTGTGCACCTTGATTTCCATCAACTTCTACACCTATCTCTACATGTTTACCTCTACGCTTCCATTTTGCAGCTTCAGATAGAGTTATTTTGTATTGATCCTCCATACCCATTTTTCTTAGAGTGAGTCCTACAAGGAATATATCTTCATTATTACTTACAGCCCATGTTGCTACACCAGAGTAGTCGCTGTCTTCTCCACTTGTAGTAGTGTAGTCTGTTGATATATATATATTATATGCATGGATATTTTTTACGATATGTTTCATAGAACACCATTGCAGACACGATTCTGGTACTAGTCTTTCAGATCCAGATGTCAGCCTTAGCATACGCTCTTGCATAAACGATCCTAATTTTTTAGATCTTTTTGCCTTTTTCAGCAGTTTCAGTATTGACTCATTTGGATGCATTGCAGTCCAACTACTTTCTATCATATCTATTGTCACATCTTTTTCTGCATCGAATGTTCTTGCCATTGGTATTACTACTGGAGTGAATGATCCGTTTAGTATTGCTTTTGTATTTACATCACCATAATGGAATGGTGTGAAACATAGTATTACTCTTCCTTTACCACCACCTTTTAGTGCATTAGTTGCATCTGAGTGCATAACCTCTTCTAAATTTTCACTCATTACTTTTGAGTATGCTGCAGCAGTGTTAAGTATGGCATCATCAAATATGATTCCATCTGGTCTTCTCTCTCCATATCTTGATCCACGTATACCAGTTGCTATACCTTGATATCTTATTAGGAATGATCTATTTTTTTTTAGGGTCTTTCCTTTTCTTATAAATTCACTTTCTGTTTCAGTGAACCTCATCTCTTCAAAATATTCATTTAGAAATACACTATCTTCACACATAGATTTCACAGCTAGTGCGTTTACCCTTGCCCCACCACGACTTGATGCAGCTAGAACTACATAGAAATATACACTTCCTATTCCATTTGGTAGTTTTCCTTTTATTGCTGAGTATACACCAAAGAATGATATTACTATTGTAGATTTTGCTAGTCCACGTGACTCCATAAATCCTATGGCCAGATCATCTAGGTTTATTGTCGAGCATACATCAGAACTATATGGAAATTTATTTACATCTGTTATATATCCTAGCAGTATATCTACCATGAAATAGTGAGCTATTGGAGTTTTAAATTCAAAGTCTTCTCCAGCTACAAGTCTCATTAACATGAAGAATTCGAAGGAATCTTCGCTTGGAATATAGTTTGGGAATGTTGGATCATATGTATCTAGAGCCTTATCGAGATCAAATTTAGCTTCTTTACTTATTTCAGCGTATTGTTTCTCGGCATTATCTTTTTCTAATTTGCTTATGATATTATGTAATATATTATCTGTGTAGAGCTTTCCCTCTTCTTCTGTCAGTTGACTTTTCTTTATTCCTGCAGAACCAGGGGGGATGGTCTCTTCATTTATAGTTGTTATGTCCAGTCCCATCTCCTATCCTTCATCAACTTCAGCATCTATTACTTCATCTGGTTCTGAGTTTATGTTCACATTTATCTTCTGTACATCATTGATATTCTCTCCAGACTCGACTCTCTTTTTACTTTCCATTGCTGCTACTGCCATTTGAGCGAACAGATTATCCATTGCAGACTTAGCTTCTTCTCCAGTGCTTACATTTAGATCAACTGTTAGCTCTTCAGGAGCTTTTACATGCGTCAGTAACTTATCTGCTGCAGCTATTCTATCTTTGCTCATAGGAGCATCATGCATCTCCTCACTTAGTACCTTTACAGCATCGTATGTTTCACGCTGAAACATTAGATATAGTGACATATTTGCTCGAGTCAGTATCGTTTTCACTAGAGGTCTTTTTCTATATCTACTTGCAGCAGTGCTCAGCTCATTGTATCCAGTTGATCCAGATGGTTCATTCATTCTCTCTCTCACGAATTCATTTTTTGAGAATGTATATTTGAATGCATCTATTATTGTCGAGTTATCTCCCTCGAGATATGAGCAGAATTTGATTGCATTGATGTAGTCATTGATTGATGCCTTACCATCATACATTGCTTTCTCGTAGTCCATCATTGCATCTATAAGATTGTACCCATTGAATAGTGGGTCTTCAATTGTTGCTTGTATTAGTTCTACAGTTTCATCGGTTATTGTATTTTTTTTCTTAGGGAATTTTTGTTGCAGATATTCTACAGTTATCTTTCCTGAGTGGTTGTCTACTAGATTGAGCTGTCTAGAATTTTCCATATCTCTAATATCCATACTATACCCTTCCCGCATGTAGTCTGTAGAATCTTATGAGCATTTTTATAGTGTCATCATTGAATTTACATCTCTTGCAGTTTGCTTTTACCTTTACCAGCTGATCATATGTATCAGGAGATATCTTCATTGTAATTCTAGTATCCTTTGCCATTATGCTATGCTCCTATCATCATCTTCTGCTATTCTGCTTGGATGGTTTGAGTTCCATGTAGGTATTGAGCTTTTCGCTGATGGATTACTATTTACCCGCTCTCTTGTTACTCCAGAACCAGGGGATGAGAGGTTGCATAGCTTATGCAGATCTGGTATCGACTCAGCTAGACTCTTTAGGTAGCCTATTATTGACACTAGCATCCCTTGACTGATTGTCACCATCGTACTGTCTATTGTTCCATGTATTTTTGATTTCTCTATTACTTCTATCTTATCTAGTAACCACTCTTGTTTGGTCCATAGTATTTTTTCTTTATGAGTCATTGTATTGTCCTTGCTTATTGTTTTTTCCCGAATACTTTATGCATTACATGGTTGAACATTTTTCCACCTGCAGGGTATGCATCACTCCATTCTTCTATATCTTCATCTTTTAGTTTTGCTGATTTGCACAGAGGGCATAGCTGTAGTCTGTCAGTAGAATTTTTTGGTTGTTGCGTATCGTCTATGTATTTTAGCATTTCTTTGCAGTTGTCTAGTTGATCGATTATGTCTCTGATTAGATCATAGCTTAGCGGTTCACTTTTTATGTTTCCAGCTACACCAGACATTTCTATCTGCTTCATAGCTAGCTTGAGGATATTTATCTCTGATATCTTGTCTTCCAGCGACTTTACTTGTACAGTCATCATATTACCTTCGTAGTATATTTACTACGAATTATATCCGATGCTTGAGTTATTGTCAAGTTATATGTGATTTTTTTAGTAGTTGAGCAGATCGTCTTCTATTATTCCTAACAGCATGTCTGTTACTGCATCTACATCTTCACTCGCTAATGTTACATTTATATTATCTAGTTTCTCTTCGATATTCTGCATATAGTGATCAACAATATCTCTGACTAGCTCTATCTTCATTCCGATTTCCATTGATTGTTCTCCATTTAGTTTAGAGATTGTATCACACTGGTTCTTATGTGGAGATTAGTTGTTGATATATTTTGGCTGTAGTGGTGGATTACGCTCCCACATATTCCTGATTAACAGTCAGTCCCCTGTACTAGTTGAGTACACTACATTGTATTGGCTGGGATGGAAGGTGTCGAACCTACACTTTACTGGATCAAAGCCAGTTGCACTGCCATTATGCTACATCCCAATATGGAGGATATACTTGGACTTGAACCAAGATGAGTTTCACCTCGTCAGTTTAGCAAACTGATGCGATACCTTTACGCGATATATCCATTCTATATTTGTTATTTATGATTTGATAGGTTTTGAGAGTGTTAGTCCTACCAGATCATGGTAGAGACTCTTTATGAGAGAGCATCTACCTAGTTGGTAGGCTCCTGCGAATTGAGAGCACTACCATCTACATTACTATTGCTATTGCTGAGATACGATTGCATTTGCATATTAGTCATGTATTTCATGATGGTAGTTCCTTTCTTTTTAGATACTAGAAGTTTACTATTGCTTTGCTTAGTTCTTGCTTAATCTTAGAGCAGCGTATTCAGACCATGTTATATGTTCTAGCAGAGGCTACTCGATTTGACATTATAGCCTATTTGCTATATTGATTGTGTACTCCATTGCTTGGTCTGTTGTGATTACTTTTCTTTTATCTTCGTATATGATGTTCGCCCATCCCTTTGCATAGTCATCATCATTCGTGATCACATCTGGATCCAGCTTATTCACTTTGATTTTATTATACGCAGATATCTTTCTTGGATAGTCCATCACTTCTCCATCGTTGTCGATGAACAATATGTTATCTCCAGAACTTCTCCATTCTCTACATCCATCTATCCAACCTTGCTCTATTCCATCCGAGTCTATATAGCTTATGTCGAGCCCCCACGGGCTAGAATGTTCATCTTCATGTAGTATTTTTTCGTTTATTTCATATACTTTTGCTACATCGGCTATATCTACCATCTCTACTATCTCTTGCATTACTGGCTCATCTTCTACGTTAGCCATCAGCATCAGAGGCCCATCTATCATTACAGAGTCGCAGTAGTTTACTATTGCTTCTCCATTTTTTAGTTCGATTCTATATTTAATAGTATATCCTTTGGTTTATTTATCGGATTGTATCTTGAGTTTACTTAGGTGATTCTTACGTATATGTTGGAGTTTTTTGTTGTAGTTGTCTATAGACATCTACATAGATATTTATTGATATCTATTGATGTCTATTGATGTCTATTTGTTCGTTACGAATTTTGAAATTCTTTTGTACTATGTACTACTTCATTTTTTTAGTTGGTTTTTTCATCTTAGCTTTTGCTTTAGTTTTGCACGCCATCTTATCTCCTTTCTTTTAGATTTTATATTGTATCATCTGTAGCTTTACATGTTTTTTTGTTGTCCTAGAATTCATTTGTTGGCTGTTCAGTATCTATTATTTTCTTAGCATCATATTCAGCTTTTGTTATTTCATAGTGGTTTGATGATTGAATAAAATTCGCTCTCTCAATTACCTCATATCTCCATCTTGCTTGTCTCATAGTTCTCACATATACATTTGTAAAAACTCCTTCAGAACCAGCGAGGAAAATATTTGCATGACTTGGGAATACTGGGCTATAGCTATACGACGTGCTTCCACCTCCTGCTACATATCCTTTTTTATGATTAATTTTTATATGTCCATCTTCAGCTAGCTTATTTACATGTGTATAAAATGTCTTTTCAGATATACTAAACAGTTCTGCCCAATGCTTCTGCGTTTTGTGCAGTGTTTTAGCTCTAGAATACCCAAATGACTCTTGTACTATGTCTATGAATATCTGTCTATTCTTTTGAGCTACGTTCTTTCTAGCGTACTGAACCATAATACCTATATTTTGCCATCCGTTAGTCGGATTCAATTCTTGTTCGTTCATTGTCTGCCAACTTTCTAGCTAATATTCTTATTGCTGCGGATATGTTTACCGCTCCTGTTTTATTGATACTATATTCTCTTAGTGCATTTACTGTACTTTCGTCCAGTAGAACCGTTATCTTTCTTTTTTTTGGGCTGTCCATTTATGATTCCTTTGTTTAGATACCGGAAGTATACATACTCTATACTTAATTTATACTGAATCATAGTCATTCAGTAAATTTTACGGTATAGCTATCCAGTAATTTTTACTGTATTCATGCAGTAAATTTTACGGTATTCAGTGGAAATTTTTACGGGATCTAATAGACGCCGTAAATTTTACGGTATCTATTAAGTACCCTAGTTAAAGGAACCTATTTATAGGTTCCTAGATATATTCTCTTCGAGAACCTACTGTCATGTTCTTTGCTTTGCAGAACATGACGAAAAATGTTTGGTTTATTACCGATGAAGAGTGGAGGAGAGTTGTACTACTTTTAGTACAGATTCAGTTTCATATGATATACTATCATTATATTTACATATAGGATTATTATCATGAGTGAGTTTACAGAGTATCGCAGACTAGGTTCTGCTTGGGCTAGACCAGTTACCGCATATGATTGTACTGGAGAGGGAATCGAGAGGCTAGAGTCGATAGGAGTATCTATTTCACCAGCAGATCTTGATGCAGGATCACCTAGAATTGGTGACATGATATGCATGAATCCATCTAATTATGCAGATCAGTGGCTAGTAACTCACGATTACTTTCAGGAGAACTTCGAGCATATTGCCTCTGGTTCTGATGTATTGCATACAGGATCTCAGATTGGTGTTCGCAGAGGCTCACTTGATTCAGTGAATAGCGAGCGTTTTTACAGAGGGCTACGATTCGAGTTTAGCGGTAGCTCAGATGACTTTATTGAGATATCTACATCTGGAGTTCGTACGCTATTTGGAGCTAATTCACAGATGGCTGACGATGCCTATACTAGATCGCTTGAGGATGCTATTAGAGACTACATATCTCGCGTTGATGCTGGAGAGATACTTTCTACTAACACATATGAGAAATTTAGAGAGCTACTTAGTTAGGGTATCACTTGGTGATACGCATCTAATATCACATCTTCTTCGGCTTTGAAAAATTCAGTGCATCCATCGAATCTTTCTGCTGGTTCGTATCCATATATTTTCAGTAGATTGTGTATAGCTTTTTCATCTCCATATGGATCTTTTGATTTTCTATCTCGTTTTAGTCTAGACATTGGTACTACTTGATATGACAGATATATACTTCTGAGCACTTGCATGAATCTATCTATACTTGACTTCCCACTAGCCTTTCCTATTTTGTATACTACATCTCCGTCCAGCTTAAATTTCATGCAGTATACTCTCCCCTGGTTCTTAGGCGGTTTATCTGCTCGTCCACTAGCTCTATCTACATATTCTTCACTTGTACCTATCAGATTTGCTATTGACATATACTACTACTGTTCAGAACCAGTGGTGATGAGCTCAGCTGCTTCAGATGGTACTATCCAGGATATCTCGTTGAGACCTTCAGGTATTGACAGAGACTCACAGTTTGGACAAGTTAGGATACTTACCAGCAGTGGTTCACCAGATGGAGACTCTATATCTAGCTTTGATATCAGATCTGCTTCCATATCAAATCCTAGACGGCAATGTGGGCACACATATATATTACTCATATTCCATTCCTTATAGTATTAGTCCCAGACTCGGACTTTCTTTGAGCAGTTTTGCTTTCTCAACTGCTTCCTGCTCTTGTTGTTCCAGCCACTTCTGTCTGGCTAGATCATATACCATTCTTACTCCGTTTATTATATCTACTGTTATCCAGCATATATCTTTCCATTCAGAGTCTATGTATGCCCATCTAGGCAATTCATCCATTTGTTTGAGTAGTCTTGGTTTCATATTGTGGATTATACCACAACATTTCATATTTGACTAGTCGTCTCGTTTTATCATATGTTCTTGATCACAGCTTTGATTCCACTGATAGATTGCTTGCAGTTTTCTTGTTGATATTATCATTAGCTGGTTTGCCATATATTGAGTCTTGTTTAGCTTTATCGCTAGACCTTTCTCTTTGAGCAGCTTCATACCTTTTCTGAATGCCTGAGCATAAGCATCAGATTCCCAGTATTTTGCTGGTATATAGCTTATTCCATCAGAGTACATTTCGTCAGTGATTTCGTCTCGTACCCACCTAGATGTCCGTCTTAGTGTTAGCAGAGCAAAATGCTCACGCTTTGTCATCTCATATGTTGCCTCTAGAGGGTCTATCGCTTCTAGTCCTGATCTAATATTTTTTGCTCCTGATCCTACCATATAGTATGATATATTTACATCTAATTCTTTTATTATTTTTACGCCATGACCTTTAGGTATGTCTAAGGTTACATTGTGTATACTTTTATTACTACTCACTAGTAACACCTCGCTATCGGAGATGTCAGTCTCCGATTCTTTCATTTTATTTTATCTTCTCATTAATTTTTTTTACATATAATAGTATATCATATTTTTGGTCAACTTCTGACCAAATCGTATATGTTTTTGGTCAACTTTTGGTTTTGGATATTCCGTGCTACACGATGCTGGGCAGGAATTCCCTATATTATAGAATATATTATAGAACAGCATATCTACGTTCGCATGACTACGCATGCTCACAGTTCATCTCTCCGAGGGAGACTGTGGGATACTATTTACCTTATCTATGAGGTATATTCAGAACCAGGGGAGATGGACTACTACAGATTTCAGAGTTTAGTTATTTAGTGGTCCAGATCTGATTTCAGCTCAGACTGGTATAGGCTGGACATTTTTTGTTTCCAGACTTAATCTGGTCAGCTGGCTATTGACTTGCCTAGATGTTTGCAGACTTGGATAACATCCTTTACGGATCTTTTGCCTTGTAGCAATAGCAATCGTTGCATCTTTTGTCCATCTCTATACTTAAGTGCATTCTATTACACCAGTTGTTACTACTTAGACCGTTAAGATCAACCATATACATACACTTCTTGCAGGCTTGCTTAGTCATGGATTTTCCTTTGACTCACAGTCGGCTTTGAACCAGTCGCAGTCTTATATTATTGTATCTACTTTGATCTTAGCTTTGGCTTTGGCTCACAGCTAACTTCAGACTTTGTATATGCATTCATCTCCCTGGTTCTGACTTATTACAGAGGTAGTCCTTGGTAGGCTGCCGCAGGCTAGATGTTCTCTAGATCACTTAGTTGTTCTTTCCATATCATTTGAGCTTCTTCTCTTTGCTCATTAGATCTGATTCTTTTACCAGTGAATACCATTGGATTCACCATATACACTCCAGTATCTAGTTTGATTGTTAGTCTGTCCGGTCTCACTTCTTCAGTGCTCTTGAGAAATGTTGTCAGCTTCTGTCTTGATACGTCTAGATCTTTCGCTAGCTTTCCTATGTTTGATATTCGTATTTCATTTTGCTTGTCTGCCATCTCCAGCAGTATTCTGAATATCCGTATGTCTTTTGATGACTTACAGATTTGTTCTTGTATTTCGAATAGGTTCATTGAGTTTATCCTTGATGTTAGATTTTTTATGCTATAATATTTTTTAGAAACTTCATGTGTACCACTTATTCGGTGCAGTTCTCCGGTATCTGGATTCATAATATCCAGATCCACCTTATATACTTCATTTTTTTCGAGCATTTCTCATCCTTTACTGACAACTGTCAGTTGTCAAATGTATTATACCAGTTACCACATAGAATGTCAATATGTCTCGTAGTCATGGTACTTGCAGAGGATTTGGTCTTTGTTGGCTATTTATATAGTCATATAGACTTGGTATAGACTTTGACTCAATTACTATCACTATACTTATAACTGTCTTCATATATATATTTATATAGACTACAGATCTTTGGTTCTGAGGTAGAGTCATCATTGTAATTGTTCAGACCGAAGGTCAGGGCCGACCGCTTTAGGTCACGTGTAGAGGCTTACAAATTTTTTTGTGTGTATATTTTTTTGTGTGTACATGTTAGAATAAAAATTTGTGCGTACATATTGGCAGGGTTTCGCTTCAGGCACATTTCAGATCAAAGTACCCCCCACTACTATTATTCCCTTCTGCACTCATTTTCACCACCTCATCTACATAGAGTTCGGCTTCTGTCTTCCTATCTTTGGTTCTTAGTTATTCCTTTCTCTGCACACAGTAATCAGCTCTTGTCCATCCTTTGGTTCTGAGGTATTACCTAGTTGTACTGCTACTATAGCCTTTCGTGTAATAGATATATGTACATTCATTGTGAATGTATACGACTATCACAATCCAGTACCATCGAGTACATTATTCTGTAGGAGGAATATCATGAGCTATAATACTCAACAAACTCAAGTCTCTAAAAAGAGCACTCCATTCGTTAAAACATCTAGCGGTCATTCAATAAACTATACAGGTCTAAAGCCTTCTGAAGGTTTATCTGTGTCTTTAGCTTTATCTGTTGACGCAGACGGCAACACCATTAAGTCTTTGGACAACAATGGTACAGAAACTGTATCATTTCGTAACTCGTTCTCAGACGGCGACTTGTTTACATATATTCCTGTTGAAGACGTTGGTACTAAGAAGTCAGTGAAGTTGCTTGTCGATTCTAACGGAACTAAGTTTGCATCGTTTACTGTGCAGAACACTATCATTATCAATGAGGCGGGTGCTAAACCTGCTTCATTGTAGGAGGTGTACTATGCCAGTTGAATTCAGCTTATTTAGTATAATCGCTATTGTATTACTATTTTGGTTCGTATGGTCTCAATTGAAGTCCAGCAAAACTATCCAAGTTGTTGCTACTAGCATCCAAGACCAGGTTGAACTTGGTGCTAAATGGTCTCAGGCAACTATGGTTGACACTGCTTCTAAGTCCAATATGTCTCGTGCAATCGAGCTAACAGAGAAGCGTGATGAGCTTACACAGCTCAACATCACCAAAGCTTCAGTATCTAAAATCCGTGAAGAGTGGGGTATATAATGTATCCTATTATCATATCAGTAGTCCTTATCGGGCTACTAATACTTATCGGAGTTACTGTATCAAAGTTGGTCGACATGGACTCACATCCATTTTGACTATTTCAGCGTCCCTTCGTTGGGATGCTTATCTTTTTCTTTTCCTCTCTGCACACAGCAGTTATTCGTTTATATATTATGTATCTTTTGATTTCTATATTTCGCTATTTGCTTGAGTTCGTTTATTTTAAGTTCTCCTTTGCACACACGGTCGAGAGAACCACAAGAGTACACTACAAGTTTTTTGTGTTTGCAGTTTTCGTCCCTTTCGTGTGTTGGTATTGTTTATTATTTTATTATGTGTTCGTTGTTCTACCAGTATGTTATCTATGGATAGATATGGTTATATATTTGAACCAGAACCGAACCAATAGAAATTGATATTCACACTCAGAATTGAGTTATTCACATGTTATTCACATCTACTTATGTATGTAGAATATGCCGGTATAGAGGGCATTATAGGTCTTTTTCAATTCCTACTCTTACAGCTTCACTTCTACTCCAGAAACACAAAATGTGAATAACTCTATAAACACAAACGTACATATCTCAACAGAGAACCAACACACACCAAAGGAGACAACAATGGCACTATCATCAACAGCTAGAGACTTCAGACTAGCATACATTCAATACATGATCTCAGAGGCTATGTCTACAACTAATATCGAGGACCAAGACAAAATAGCTAGAGAGATCCAGGCTTCATCACTACAATTACCATTCAGAGAATTAGTAGACATGGCCATATACGACGGATTAATCGACTCATTCGATGACATATACACAGAACCAGAGGGAGATATACTATGATACACAACATAGACACAGTAATAACAGGCTACACAGTTGCAACAGTATTATTCTTAACTACAATATACTTTGCCTATTCACTATAAGGAGATAACAATGAACCAGAAACCAATCACAGCTCAAGACAAAGTCACATTAGACATGTACATGGCATACATCCATCCAGACGAGAATTTATTCTCAGACACAGAAATTATGGAGTCCATACTTCGTATACAGCAGATAGTTGGAGACAGACTTGAGGTAGACACCATGACTAATGCAGAGCTTTATGCAGCACTAGATATTCTTGTAGCTGCATAGACCTATGTACACATACAACAATATTCGATTCGCTACCAAGCTGGATCGAGACACATATTATATCCGTATGGAGCTCTACCTCAGAACCAGAGGCTAGACTACATACCAAATCTTACAACGGGAGGAATTTGATTATGAATTCATTTGACGATCAGTACGACGAAGATTCTAGATTAATCTTTTGTCAAGGGTAGATACTACCATCATGCTTTGACCTGAAAAGGTCTTCAACTAATTACCATACAGGAGATAGATATGGAATCATCATTTGCATTTGGAGTAATACTCCTAGTTCTCGCATACTATGGCCGAAAAATGGCACAATTGTGGATGCAGGACAAAACATCACAACTTGAAGAGGCAGTCATGGAGTCTATGAAGACTCGACAACCTCAGACACATCAGCTACATAATGATGTGAAGAAACTAAAATCTGACCAGGACGGCGTATGGACTACAGCCGAAATGATCAGAGAGGAGATGGGGATATAGTCCTCATCTCAAATTACATCTATCATGTAGATAGACCAAATTACAATTCCTCCTACAGAATTCTTGGATTCATGATAGATAGACGCAACTACAGTCTTGGATGTATTGCATCCTAAATATTACATAAATACCATATAAGGAAAACACAATGGCAACTAGAAAATCAAATAAAATAACACAAGTACAAAAGGCTGCGAATAGTATAATAGAGTCTCGTAACAAATTCTTACAGACTAATCCATCGGCAATCAATTACAAACTTCGTACTGAGTCTATAGCTAAACTCAAAGAAATCATTATGTCAGTTACAGAAATTGCAAACATGGACCAAAGTAAAATCGCTGGTCGTATCACAGCTGCATCATCAGCTCGTAATGAATATGGTCGCGTATCAGGTTTGATGAACTTGCTTGCAACAATCATCAATTGGCCTTCAGATAGTCGCAAACCAGACGGATTAAACGAAACTCGTCAAGAAATTCTAGATTCACTTGGAATGGATTTCACTATTTTCGAGGACTTGAAATCTGCGAAGGGATACCATACTTTCACTACAGACGAGCACTCTATTGAGCCAGGAATAGAACCAGCATTCGAAGAGTACAATATGCTAGTAGAACTACTTGCTTCTGAACTTGGATTATCGGTAGTAGATGTCAATCTTGACGAAGATAAATGGCACAGAGATGAGGTAAAGGCTATTGAGTCAGCTCAGTCAGAACTTGATGCTATCACTGCAGAACTTGAGTTACATCAACAACTACATGGAGCAGCATAGCTATTCACCACTACAGAACCAGAGATAGATTGGACTATTTCCAGTCTTTTCTCTCTGGTTCTTTTGTAACACACTAAGGAGAAAACATGTTAAAATATATATTAGACAAAGCTCTATCAGAGTATGTCAAATCATTCATAAGTTGGGGCTCAGATACTACAGAGTCCTTCATTTCATCACTTGACAGATCACTTATATCTGGAGGTACTATATCCACAGTTCACATGGCTCAGGAACACGACCCAATCATTGTTAAAGATATTACTTATGCATTATCAGATATTGGATTTATCAAATCTTCAGTTCTATCAAAATATGCATCAGTAGAGCTTATTGAGTCTAAATTATATGAATATGAATCAAAGTCGGAGATAGACTCGTATAAAGTTCATGAAAGATTCAAGTCTATGATATTGCGTAGAGATATTGAGCATTATCCAGCTACATTAGTCAGATCCAACGGAGTTATTAAGGAAACTGGACTATCTAGATTAGGCTTTGCTAAAGTAGCGAAGAATGACTTTCAATTTGATACCATCAAATTATCAGAGTATAGAGAGCCAATTGTTCAAACTATAGTTAAATCTATACAGAAATCCGTAGAGAAGGGCAATATCACAGATAAATTCTTTCTCAACGAGGCTAACTATCAAGTCATAGCAGAACTTGCAGTTGATTACTATATTGCAGATCCATCTCAACGATTCAATCTTGAACAGAACATCTCAGATAGTCGTGGCAGAGCTACATTTAAGGCTTTGAAACGCATCGGGAATCCTATTCAATTCAAAGATTTCAGAGCATTGCTTATAGTTCCAGAGCCAACAGTTATCAATGTATTCAGTAGAGATAAACTCAATGACATCTACTATTTTATAGCAGAACTCATTGGAACAGATGCTGATACTGTAGATGGCAAGTATATAGCAGGTAGAATGGCTTATGAGGCACGATCTCTACCTCAGATAGATCTTACTATGGAACATGACCGTACAGAGCTTCATGAGCTTATATGGCTTGAGCGTATTTATGACAAACTTGACGAATTAGACATTCAGCGTAGAATATTTTGGGATATACCACTAGAGGTAGACGCTTCTATGTCTATTAATCAGTATGTAGGAGCACTTACCAATGACGCTAGATTGTTATCTCGTACGAATGTTATCGGAGATACACTTACGGATCCATGGTATATAGAAGGAGTCAAACGCCTTCATGGCAAATTTGTTGGAACTCCGGTGTTCTATGGATCATCTCAGGCAGCTACTACTTTGCTTAGAGCAAATGGAGTGACTCCAGACATGGATGAAGTTAGAGCTATCAATCAGGAATTCCGCAACGGAGCATTCGCGGTTACTAAAGCATTTAAAGATTGCGTCATAGACGGATATTCAAACCATGCACCAGCTATACAGGTACAAATTGCAGACGACACATTTAATGTTGAATGCAACAAATTTAAAGTAGCTGGATCAACTAGAATATTTACTACGGCATGGGACTCAGACTTGAAGAGAATCCGCACAGCGGTCACTCATGAACCTATACGCATTCCAGATTACGACAGATTCAAATTGTTTTGGGCTACATGTTTGATTCACAACCTTGATTCACAGGATTCTAATGCCATTGCACTTGAGATATCTACAGAGTTAGTTGATCATGAGAGTTTATCCAATTGGATTATTACTATACATGACGCAGCTTTAACATTGCCTGGGACATGTAGAGTTGTTCGTAACAAATATGCAAAACGACTTAAACGAGTCAATACAAACAGAGATGAGATCATATCTAACTTTAGAGCATCTATAGGTGCAACTAGTATGAAATCAGATGTATCATTTATGAAATTACATAGAATGGTAGAGCAAGCAGATGATGTAGAATTCAACGCATCGGCTATGAAATAAGGAGCAAACATGCAAATCATTAATTTATGTCCACATACCATCAACGAGACTACTACTGGACGATCTTTCCCACCATCTGGACAGATTGCGAGAGTAAATGCAGTACAGAGTGAGGTATGTAAACGAAATGGTATACCTGTATACCATACCACATTTGGAGAGATAGCTGGACTTCCAGATAAACAGCCAGATACATTTTACATTGTATCTGCTATAGTGCTAAATGCCACAGACAGAACAGATGTCATGGCACCAGGGAATATTCGTAGAGACGAGGATAAACAACCTATAGGTTGTCAAGGATTCCGTTTAAATCAGTAGACATATCATAGCATGAGCCTTCGGGCTTTTGCTTTTTTTTTCTTCTCACAGGAGGGATAGAGAATTTATTTCTATTTTTTTTTCTTAACAGAGAGATAGAATATATTTTATGGAGGTATATCATGTGGTATCAGAAATTATGGATAGCTATACCAATTACTATTGTTATTGCTTTTTTTTTCTCACTTATTCCTATTGCTATATGGCTTGGTATTTTTTTACTTTTTTATTTTTTTTTTACTAGAAATAATGATAAAAATAGAACAACAGATGAACTCAGAGAGAAATATAGACAGAATGCGTATGATACAGATAGTTACATTGACTATTCTAGAGTACCATATCAGTATTATGAGGCCTATAAAGATTACCTCAGAACCAGGGAGTGGCGTTCGCTTAGATTAGAAGTTTTAAACAGAGATTCTTTCAGTTGTGTTAAATGTGGAACAGAAGCTATAGATACTCCATTGCATGTTCACCATATACATTACAGAGGAATAGAGACGATGACATTTACACCAGATCAGCTAATTACCATTTGCCCATCTTGTCACAAATTAGAGCATCAGCATTAGATATCATTTGTAGTACATTTAACGTACACATAGGATATAGTTTTTAACATACAATACCTTACATGATTAGGAGTTTTTTATGGCTATTTTATCAGTTCAAAGAAAGATTATAAAATTGTACTTTAAGGGTACCAGATTAATCAATATTGCAAGCATAGTTGGGCTTAGATTTGATGAGGTAGTAGATTGTATTGATGCATATCTTTTACAGTCAGCTAAATATAATCAACATTATATTCCAAAGGAAAATAGACAATGAGCTATATATCTAGAGAGTATGTGCCATCAGCTAGGCAGATGTTTGTTTTGAACCGTGGTTCTTATATATCTTCTTTAGGAACTACACGGCAACCACTTACTATTAGTAGGGCTATCACATTGCTACGTAAACTTGAGATTGCATACATAGAGAACACACTTGGATTGAGGACAGATTAGATGAAATTAACATATAGAGATATGAATCAACTTAGAATAGGAGATATAGTTCAATATATAAATCCTACTCCAGATGGACCGAATACAGCAGGATTTAAACAAGGAGAGATATATATAGCAGACATTACTCTAAATTATTTCAATGATATAAAGCATATACATATATATGTTGATCGAGAGAGTAGCATCAATGCTCCAGCGACTAACTTTAGACTTCTCCAGACATATCCTGGTAGCTCAGCAGAGGTGGGAGATCTGTGCATATATATGCGACGAGGAAATGGCCGTATTAAATATGGAGAACTATTTATAGTAACACATTTATTCCCAAGAAGTACTGGACATGACGTTGGATATGAACAGGGATTTTCTTGTGATATATCGTCATGTAGAGTTGTTTGCAGAGCAGCAGATATTGGTGCTACAAGATTAGATAACAACACCACAGAACCAGAGGGAGACGATACTATATCTGATGCAGAGACTACACGAGTTACACATCTAACTCATAGAAACATAGGTACTATGTTTTACAAATCTTAGAGGAGATTATTTATGTTAGATTATTCACAGAGACTTGATCTCATACAACATATGACACATGAGGAGTTACAGGCGTTTGCAGTTACATTATCTTTATCAGATATTAATGGTGACTGGAAGCAGAAATTTGAGTCAGCTATTGATAGCAGATTTACTAAGTTGTCACGCATTCATCCATTTAACGCAGAGCATGCAGAGATATCAGCTGGTGAATTTGAATCATCATTTTAAAGGATAATTACTATGAATAAACCAGTTGCAATATATAAACGCAGTGGAGAACCATGGACAGAGATAGAGGCAGAGATTGTTACCAGAAAATATGGCAGTAATGGTCAGATAGAAATCAGAGATTGGGGGCATATAGATCCAGAAGAAAAATACATGTATGTAGATGAAGATGGATTAATTGCATCATGGGATTATACTAACAATATAACTACAGAGGAATATGATATTAAATCTTTTGAGGATGAGTTGCATCTCCCTGGTTCTGAGACAGCTAGCAATTATGTTACATCAGAAATTATTGACGCAAGGGATATCCCAGAGCATTCAGTGGTTTTATGCAATGAAAACAATTCTAATCAATTCATCTCAGGTAGACTTTATGTTACTAGAAATTCTACATCAAAAGATATAGTGAGGATTGAACTTGATAGTATTGGAGCTTATCTAAATGGATGGGGTCTCAACAAATTTAGACTTGTTAAGACTAGACCAAGTGATACTATATCGTCTGGAGATAGAGTTATATGCAAGAGAAATATTGGTTCGTTACGATATGGAGATATATTTACAGTAATGTCTGTTTCTGATACAGATTGCATACATCCTTTCGCAGCAGAGTGCAATTTCAGCAATTATTCACCAAACAGTAGCGAAAGTTGGCATGTAAATAATTTTAGAGCTTTAGTGTATACTGACGATACAGTAGAGCATATAGGACAAAATTCAGATATAGACACAGAATATATTCCACCTGTGAAACCACTATATAAATTACAGAAAAGACGAGAGTCTATATTCTATAAAGGATAAAATATGCAACACTTAGCTACAATTACATCCATTTCAGACAAAACAGTAACACTTATATATCATTACGGAGGACTTGACTATACAGTTATGACTCCCAGATTTTTCTGGAAGAAGTCTTCATTAAGTGTTGGCGAGGAACTTGAACTTTTCATTGGAATGCCAAATCAATTTACGAAAGGATAGCATTATGAATTCACAAATTTCAAACCTCAGATCAGCTTTACTATGTATTGGATATACTTCCAGACAGGTAGATTTAATTGCTAGAGGAGTGAGGGTTTCTACTCTCAGTACAGGAATTGACAAGCCAGAGGATGGACAGTATTTATCTATCTCAGAACCAGAGTCGTAGGACTACCTACTCACATATAACATTATTATACAGGACATTATTATGACACGCAATTCATTATTTACATTAGCAGGACTATCTACAGTTATGGGATCAGTTGGAGACATACTTATGCCTTCGAATTCTCCACTCACACAGGATTCAGCTTCAGCTCTATCAGAGTCACAGCAGAGACATCTTGACTAGGTCAATGCTTCTCGTTCACAGAGACAGATGAGACTCGATAGAGGACATCATACAATTGCTATTGGAGAACGACGCTTGTTTCGCAACAAACAAAGAGCATTCAAAGCTTCGAATCGTTATTGTAATAACATTGGATCAGATGGCAGTATCGTTTATACTTAGATATTATTGCAGTGCAAAACATCACCGGACTAGAGTGATGGTGTCTTTTTATGACGTCCTTTTAACTCATCACAGGAGCTATGTTCCTACATAGTACACACATAGTTCACTACTCCAGAGTTGTTAGATGTTTAGTTGAATGGATGGCCTGAATCACCCAGCTGCAGCCAAACTCGTTTAATTCCCAGATTAATTATGATCTGGGGACTTTATACATAAATTCGGTTATTTATGTATCTGATCATATATTGGAGCTATCTTTGCAGATGGTTCTCATATATTATTACAGGAGATTTATTATGAATATTTATTTATGCTCACAGGATGAGAATTGTGATTATGATACTTACGACAGCTTTGTTTGTTATGCAGAAACAGAGGAGGAAGCCCGGAACCTATATCCTACTAGTCCTGATTACAATACAGAGCCAGAGTGGGATAAAATACCTTATCACTGGGCATCGACACCAGATAATGTTACAGTGAAATTATTTGGCACAGCACTCCCTGGTTCTGAAGCAGGAGTTATATGTTCATCATTTAACGCAGGGTAGCTACCATGCCTTTGATTTTGAACGAGAATATTATACTTATATAAAGGAGAAACATATGACAGATACAATTGAAATCGTAGTTATGATAGGAGTTCTTGGTAACTTCATAGTTCAAATATATGACATAATTTGGTGCAGACATCACGATTGCGGAAGCAAAAACGATTAATTATGATATAGTACAAATTAGATTTATTTAAGGAATTATTATAGAGAACATAATAACTGAAAATGAAAATACATTTGTGTTAGTAGAAGAATTTGCAAAACGAGAGAAACAAGTATATCCTTCATCAGTAACATATAGAACATACGATAAATACCAGTGCACAAATTTCGGAAACGAAACTTTTATACGAAGAGATATAAAAGGAAAAAGAAAACACTGTAGGTGTCAAAATACATTTACAGGAAACGAAAGATTATATTTCATATGGAGAAGTATGATGCAGAGATGCGAAAATGAAAAACATCAATCATATGAAAACTATGGAGGAAGAGGTATTTCAGTAGATGAAGATAGCTGGAAAAACTTTAAAATCTTTAAAAAATGGTCACTAAAATAGAAACAACAAACAATAGGTAATATGACATGGCAAATCTATATATTATCAATCAGTTTACTGTTTTATTTATATTCATTGTAGCTGTTACAAGTATTTGAATATATATTAATCATTATATAGATGTTCTAATATATAAAATCGTTAGAAAGACAATTAAAAAGGACAATAACTATGAAGCAAATAGTAATAGATGAAAATTACGAAGGTGTAATATATAAGGGACATTGGTTTGAATTTGATGGAGATTTAATAATTGATGGTAATGTGATAATAAAAATAAATCTTCAAATAAATGGTAATCAAACAATAAATGGTAATCAGACAGTACATGGTAATCAAACGATTAAAGGCAACCAAACTATTAAGGGAAACCAAATAGTAAATGGTGATCAAACGGTTGAAAAAACTCAAGCAGTTAGAGGTAATCAAACGGTAAACGGAAATCAAATAGTTTATGGCTATCAAACAGTTGATGGCTATCAAATAATTCGAGGTTATCAAACAGTTAAAAGTAACCAAATAATTAAAGGGTACCAAACAGTTAGTAATGATCAAATAGTAAACGATAGTCAAAGGGTTGAAAGAATCCAAATAGTAAATGGTAACCAAATAGTAAATGGTTATCAGACAGTTGGATTAAATCAAACAGTTCGAGGCAACCAAACAGTTGAGAGAGATCAAATAGTTAGAGGTCATCAATTCGTAACTGGTTACCAAATAGTAGACGGTAGTCAAATAGTTATAGGTGATCAAGTAGTAAATGGTGAAATGAAAATTTTAGGTATTAAAACTGCATTCTCTTTATCGTTAATGCAAGACAAATATCAACTACACTTTATGAGTAATTTAATAAAAATTGGTTGTAAAGAACAATCACCAAAAGAATGGGAAAATTTTACAGATGAAGATATAGCAATAATGGATGAGGGTGCTTTAGATTGGTGGAAAAAATGGAAAACATTTGTATTAGTTACTCATAAAGAGTTAGTTAATGTATATAAGACTAAGTAGACTAGATGATTAGAAATACTATATGTATTTTATATGCATATAATAACGACAATGAACAATGGTTATATTGAAAAGGAGATACAAAATGAGTAAATACTTATACGGAGACAATAGCAACATAATAGAGGGTAGTGTAGTAGAGTGCTTAATAGACTATGATGACAAATTTACTAAAGGTAAACTATATATAGTAAAAAGTATTGTGCCTAAACAAGTAACTGATGACAAAGGATGCATAGACGAATTTTGTTCATGGGATCATTTTAAACTAGTGCAAACAGCACCTGGTTCTGAAGTAAAACCAGATGATGATTATATAGAAATAAATAGTCTAAAGATTTTACAGGTATACAAAATGTATGATGAGTGGGTCACAGGAAATAGTGTACATGGAAAAGGGCCAGCAGAATATCATGAACGTAAAAACATTATCAAGCTATTAAAACAACAATCACAAACTAAACGCACTGAATTCATAGAATGTAAGATTAGAGTAACACCTGGTACAGTAGAGGCTATTGCTGCAAAGTTAGATGAATATGGATTATGTAATAAACCTAAATGCAAAATAACTATATCTGACGATGTAGGAAGTTATTTTATTAATAACACCTACATAGGCTTTAACAGGAACGATAAAGTTGGTGAAAAGTTCTTCGAAGAACATAGATACAAAGAAGTCTATTGGGTAGATGGTGACTTATCATTTGAAAAACCTTCTATACAATTCACATACCCTATGTGGTTTAAATGGCACAATTCTCCAAAAGTAGTAAAGTTTACATCTATAGACTGTTATGAAGTAGTAATACCAGCAGAAGATACATATGCTATGGGAGTTGGAGAGATTGATTCTAACGCGTTGCCTCACACTGAGGACCAATGGGTACAGGTACCTGAACCGATAGCAGACTATGAGTACCCGTTATGGGTTCGCCATAACACAACTGGTAATATTTATAAGTATGTGCGTTTGCAAACTTGTATATGGGAATGTTACAACAGTAGATATGAAGGCACAACACCTCATACCAATAACTGCTTTACACAAATACCTGAACCAACTCCTAGCCATATACCGTATGAAGCACTACAAGATATTCCAAAGCAAACACCAATAGACTGCGTCTCAGACGCCAACACACCAAACATAAAGGATAACACAATGGAAACACAAATCACAGTAGCTATGACAGCTAAAGAGTATGCTAAATATAATAAATCTAACAGTACACCAATTAGAGTCAAAACTGATTTAGAATTAGCTAAGAAACATTTAACGCAATGGTTCAACGCAAATGGAGCTGCATACCAATCGGCTAGATATCAATCATCTAAATCTGCCGAAAAAGAACTACAGAGACCAGACCGCATAGGATGGACTTATCGCACATACACATTATCGGCATCTGAAACTACAGATATACCTACTAAATCATTGATTTAATGGATATGTCATGTCAGTTGTATCAGAAGAATATTCAGACCTAATGCTTGATAGAGCATTTGAGCATAAACTTGAACAACAGGAAGAGAAGTTGCATAATCTTAATATGTCATCTGATAGAGAATATGCTATTGAATATGTAATTGATAGATATCAACTTGCAGATTGCAGAGAATCTCTACGGTCAGCTATTGATTATCTTAATTCTTATGGATATGAATTATCGTTGAATGAACTTTTTGAAGATATATCATGAAAAGAAAATCATATATCACAAAAGGTAAAATAATTACTTCCTATATAGACAGAGAGGAGACTTTTGTAGTGATTCGTATACCATCTGGGAAAATCAATACATATTCTACTCGAACAAATGAAAAAGTTAGAGGTAAACATTATGCTTAGAGATTGGATTATGCTTACTAGCATATGGTTGTTTGGAGTTGCTGTTGGAACAGCTATGTGGGCTATCATTAATATTGAATATCTCACAAGAATTGCAGTAGATATCTATAAAGGATATTTATAGCAATAATTATATAGAGGAATATATATGAAAATAGAGATTACTAGAGACTCAGAGACAGCAAAATGGAAATTCATCTACAATGGTGAAACTATAACAGAGCAGAAAACATTATCGAAGTTGCTTCACAAGGCTCACAAATATATGAAGTCACAAGGATTATAGTATGAACATTTTGTTTTTATTATTACCTATTGTAACAATACTTTTTATAGTATTTATTATCGACGATTAGGATGCTATTATGAACACAACACACACACAGACAATAGCAGGAATTGCTTATTCAGAACCAGAGGTATGCTTACTTCATTCAACACCACTTGTGAATGCAGAGATTGCAGCTCGTACTGCTTATGATAGTTTTGACTTATCAGAACATGAACAGGTTAGAGACTTTAATCATTACGCAGTACCGGATATCCCTGGTTCTAAGTTGTTACATCAGTTATCTCATGTATATTTCCATCATTCTGTATTAGAGCATATATCATTTACATTTGATATTTCCAATACATCTCGTGGAGTATTGCAAGAGTTATCTAGACACAGAATTGCTTCTTATACTGTGAGGTCTACTAGATATACGATGAGTAGAATCATTAATCTGTTTCTGGCTGATATGTTACACAACTATTCAAATACACATCCATCAGATTGGTTCCTCTCCGAGGGACTTAATCTGAAGTTATTTGTTACCTCAGAACCAGAGTACAATTTTATTCAACTTACAGATATCTGGCAGAAATTAAAATATCAGTGGACACGAATAGGAGAGGATGCATTCCTTGATCTATCTACTACAAAATCTATTCGTATTTCTTACGATGAGTATTCGCACAATCATGATCAATTTTATTCAGCAGCTATTCAGGCAAAACAGAAGAGAAATGTTGGTGACAATTTCAAACACATAGTAAATGACAATTGGTCTACTGATTTAGTTATGACTATCAACCTCAGATCTCTGAAGAACTTTTTGGAACTTAGAGATTCTGGTGCTGCTTATTTTCAGATGCAATGGCTAGCAAAAACTATGAAGTCATATATTGATGATAGATATCTATCATTAATTGAGAGGAAATAGATATGGAATTTTTAGATCTTGCTATCGCTATGTCACTATTTATATCTGGATTCAACTCATCAAGAGTTAATGTGTCTAGTTTTGCCATGGCTATACTTACAGTTGCTTTTGCATTTTCTATGTTTGTTATGTCTGCATTTTTTGCAGATAAATACATTCACTATATTATTACATTATTAGGAGATTAATTATGATTACACTTACATCAGAGAACATCGAACTGTTAGAACATATATTGAACGAAGGACAAGTCACAGATAATGTCGGAGAGTATCAGAATATAGTATTTGGTACAAGAGTAGACGATACTGGTGATTTTTATCGCATAGATACAGATGAGCTTCTTTCTTTTGATATTTATATGACAGATGACAAGAGACGTATTCTAGAGCTTGAGGCAGAAATTGCACAACTTAAAAGCATACAGGCATCAGTATGCTCTTCAGAGAACAGAAAAACACATATTCGACCTCAAGGTACACATCTGAAATCAGACGAGGTATTGCAAATTGAGATGGATATGACGTCTGGAGTAAATAACAGATATATTGCTATTTCATATGGAATATCCGAGGCTACTGCATCTATTATTCGTAACGGGAAACACAAATTTTCTACATTTGGATTCAATATGGCTCAGAAAATTATGACACCCAGAAAATCTTCAGAGAAGAGTTCAGATGAGCAGTAAAATACCATTACATCCACTTATCACACCAGGTGACAATCAACACTATAATACTAGGCTTGATGGACAAAATTCTATTCTAGACTTAGAGTTAGAACTTACAGTTTGCCAGGCTATTGGAGCTTGCCTATGGAACATTCACAAATACTCCACTAGAACAAAAGGTCAGGATGATGCAGATTCTCGTAAGGCTGACAAATACAAAGAATATCTAGTAGAACTTGATCTGCTTAGTATTGACGGACTTGGATCTTGTAGAGTTATAAAAGCTTGGACTTATGCAGGAAAACAATGGAAATATATTTAAAGGAACATTACATGAGAGTTATTATTAACAACGAACATTCAGATAGCGAGATACTACCACCAGAACTGGAGAGTATCATAGGATTTCAATTCGGTGAGGAAGTAAATATCCCAGTTGCTACATATAACGCTATTTTCAATCTTACATTTACGAATTCAGCTGGAATGCAACAGAACAGATTTAAAATCATAGTTATATCTATGGATGAATCACCAGAGGAAGTTGAGCAGAAGGCAGAGATAGATGCTGTAACTGCAGCTCAAGAGGAAGAGTTTGAACAGATTGTATTAACTCTTGACAAATATGAGGCACTTCTATCAGGAGTTGCTACAGCTCATGCAAAACATGGTATCAGTACAGATTCTGCACCAAATTCTGCTATTGCATTATTTCTTCATCTAAATTCACCAGAGTTTACTACCTCAGAACCAGAGGAATAGGACATGGACTTAATTGATAAAATTCAGGCTAGACGAGATGCGAATGAGATGGACTTTGGATCTAAACCAAAGGCTAAACGTAAATCTCCTATTAAAATGGGAGCACAGCATGCTGCTAAGGTAACAGCTGTTAGAGCCGTCAGAGATGCGTTCGGACCTGGAATTGTTTCTGGTATACTTTCACTTCTTGTTAGAGATCAGATTACTAAGATAGGAAAATAGCACACTCCTGGTTCTGATGGGTTGCAGTAGAAGGCTGTAATTAAATAGCGTCGCCGACTTAATCGGCGGAGCACCTTGCCCACACTATGTGAGAGATGAGTTATAAGACAGGAATAAAACCGCCTGCAGCTATAAGGTTCTTAGAAGTTAGCTTATTAAAGTGTAACCGGTCCACTTGTCTCTCATCGCCTGATTCATTTTGCAAAACGCATCACAGTCCCGTCCTATATGGACTCACATTATATACATACATCTTGAAAGGATATAATATGTTAAAAGTGAACGAAACACTTAGCATCATGGTTGATGCAAACAAAGACGCTGGAGTTGATTCAGCAAAAATTATCGCAGGGAATATCCTTAACGATAGAGTGAATACGATTCTTATGAAAAACCTTCCTACTGGCATTAAACTTGTAGCAGGCTCATATCTTGAATCTAATGTAGGTAAAGCGATTGTTGCTAACACCGTTGCTGGATTACTTATCCACACTATGCCAGAGAATGAGAAAGTTGCTATTGCCGCTGAGGCGATGATTAAATCTGCATCATTAGCACTTGCTAGTTCTTTCAACATCGAAGAAATGATCAACGAGCTTCTTGACGGAGTTCCAGGTCTTACACCAGCTGCAGAGTTATAGTCATGACTCTCGCAGAACGTCTAGCCGCGAAACAGGCTGAAGCAAAAGCATCAGGTTCAACAGAGATCAAAGTCGTTAAGACTACTTCACTGAAGAATAATTCAGAATCAGGTAAATAGCTTTATCTATTTATATAGACCTAGGGTTCTTCCCTGGGTTATTTTATTCCACACTATTTTTATATATCAACTGATGTATTTATTTATTAATATATCATTTTTTATATCAAAGGACACATATATGTATTTAGTAAAATACTTTAAAGATGAGATAAGACGCAGATATTTTGTTGATAGTAATAACAATTATGCTGCAAATATGATAGTTGATGAGAGATGTATAGTTTCTACATTATATAGTAGAGATATGGTTCAAAGAGATCACTATGTTATATCAGAATGGTTTTCTAATAAATATGGAATTAGACAACTTCCATTCAAATTTATGCTTCAGACATTGAATATCAGTGATAAAAAACTAAAATCCCTGGTTCTTGCAGTGAAACGAAAAAGACTAGAATTTGTTTTTGCAGGATTTGGAGGAACTGGTATGAATACTGCATATTGGTTACAGAAAATTCTTGACCATACAGGAGATGTATACTTATTTAATAGCGTACATGTTTACGATGATGACGAGATTGAATTTTCAAATCTTTTTAGATTTCCACAGGATTTATCGTCATGTACAGAGAACAAGAAAGCATTTATGTATACTAATAAAAACTCACTTGGTAGAAAGTATTATAAAGTAGCAGATACAATTAAATTTGTAAATCCATCTATTGAATATAGATTTGCTAATGTAGAATTATTTGAACACACAGACTATACACATAGACTTTCGTTTGCAGACGATACTATTGTGTATGGAGCACCAGATCTTGCTACTCGAAAAGATGTTTCTCTTACTAATTGTAGATTCATAGCAGCTACTCATGGGGGAAATTCTTGCTCTATGACAGTACAGCCAGACATTGATGAGAACTTACAGACAGAGGGATATGGTGTAATACACTTGAACACATTTTTCTGGAATCAACTCGCTATGGCTATTGGACTTTTAGAGTTCCTTGCGGAGGACGATATTCAACAGATAGAGACTACTGATATTAATTCAGATGGGACTCCTGTAATGAACCTTGATGGTACTACTTCTACAATACTTGCAGATGTGTCTAAATGGGATCAGGAAGGGCAAATATTTAAGTTCAGCTTTGAGGATTTTGTTGACTCTGGTTCATTTGGTAAAGCTTCCAGAATTCTTGATTTTAATATTACTAAAGACAATGGAGGACGAGTATGATATCATTTCAAAAACAAACAAGCACAATAGATCATGCTATCAAAAACACTGTTTTGGCTAAGTTAAATAGTGTTTTAGAGACATCTATGTCACATACAAATCCAGATTTATATAATCCATCATCTAGTCTTGGCAAATCATTGTATCCAGTAGATATGACGCATGGACTTAGTACAGAAATAGGAATGTGGAGCAATTCCATGAAAGACGAGAGTTCTGTGCTTATTGATGCTATTGGTTCGGATACATTATCTTTTGGACCGGTTACACTGAGCGAGGGATTGTCATTGATAAAAAATGAAATTACTTCTGGAACTTTCTATGGTGTAGTAGCTGTTAATAGCTTGACAAATGAACGAATAAATCCACTACATCCACTGATTGCTAAAGAGATATCTGAGAACTGGGATATTTACAAGGATCAGAAGTTTAATTTTTATATCTTTTCTGGAAATTGGAGGGGAGACCCAGATGCTGACCTTGAGTTATACACAAATAGTATAGTGCAGCTTTTATCAGAATACGGAGAAAGACAACTAATTTCATATGTTTCATCTACACTTGCCGTTGTTAATAATGACATAGAGATACCTATAACATCAGATGAAAACGTTCAAGAAATATTGTATAACTACATGGACGGAAAAAGCATAGAATTAGTAGATTCTACATTATTAAAATTACCGAATGGAAATTCGCCATATTTTATTGTACCAGTGCAAATTGTTAGCGACGGAATTGCTTATCCTTACTATGGAACTTCATTGTTGCAGCAAGACATTCGCAATAGTGAGGATAGTGAAACAGAAGATCTATGGGGTACAGATTTGTCACCTATGGGATCTGCAAATATTGGAAATAATACAACTAATCCGACAGCATCTGAATTTTTCTCTGTATGTACTGGAGGACATGGCGTCGACGATTATGGTATGGCTACTATAAATCAGAGCAATCTTCAGTCTCCTATGAATTCTGAATGTTTATCTCCAGAATGGAGAGAATATGTAGCAGCTTGTCTCAACATTAGCTATGAGATATTTGACTCATTACTAGATTCCACTCCACAAAAAATACTTACTAGAGCAGATTTTGATACTATACCAGAATGGTTAGAACATTTATCTACATTACATTTACATTAAAGGATTGTACACATGGCTTATCATATAAATACATCTAGACACAACGCTACTCCAACTCAGAAGAATGCATCAGTTTGCTCTGTACCAAAGTATGACTTTGTAGGAAAAATTCACACCACATCTACTGGTGATCTTTTTGGAGTGCTTTTACTACAGCAGGAAACTCTTGACGAGATATTCGAGCAGAGCGGACCACTTGCTGTATCGAATGAATTTCAGTTCCACTATACATCATTAGTTGGGAAACTTCAGAACCAGGGGCAGGAGCTCTATATTAGTATTCCACTTGTATGTTACAACTACAAACAGACGGTATCTGGAGCTCACATTGGATTCAACCTTGAGGACACTGAGACTATGTCAGATGATACTCTTGAGATCGCACAGATGAAGGCTGCAGAATTTCTTAGTACAGATACTCGTACTCAGATAGAGTCTATCTTTGGAGAACTTGATTGGCATGTTGCTACACTACAGACTATGCACAGACATCCAGGAGGTTCATCTCAGGGATTCTCAAGTACAGATCTTATGACAGATCCAGACAGAGCTGGAATTGTATTTCCACTTAATGAGTCTATTGAGAAATCTATCAGTTTTTCATCTATTATGTATGTGCAGAATGGATCGTGTAGACTTGCTCATACTGAGGTTCGTACTGCACTTGGTTCAGCTTCAGAGAAGAGTGGAATACTATACAGCAATGGTAGATCTATTACTATTGTTGCTGGATATGATTCTACGCCTACAGAGCTTGATACTATGTTTGGCATACCTGGATACACATCTACAGATACTGTATATTTTGATGACATGCCTACCACTACAGATATACCTCAGCAACTTACATCTATAATGAGAGAGTCCTCTTTTAGGCCAGAGATATTTATTGATGAAAATCATTTATCCACTGAGACTACTTACTATGGGAAGCAGAGAAAACCTTTGATTAAACAATCAGAATTTACAAAATCCACAGATAGCTTTCAAAATACTAACCAGCTGAGCTTATTTAGTAGAGGACTTGAAGATGACATCGTATTTGATCAAGATGAATTATATGAAGATTATATAGATCCATTAGATCAGGATTCATCTGGAATGTATACACAAAATCCATTTGAGCTTGATCATATGGACAGAGAGATACTTACAGATGCACTTAGAGATGAACTTGCAGATATTACATATTGCGGAACCAAGAGTCATGTTTTCACAGAACGAGAGATTGCTCTCAAGCCTGAACATGAGATCTGGAGATTATCCAGAACTCACAAATTACTAAAACCACTATAGGACATATATTATGGCTACAACATTTCAAACATTGTATGGTTCAGATGATTTGTTTTTTACACCAGAACACCAATTTGGTATACGACGTTCAGAATTAGCTGATGCAACATCTAATTCTGATACAACTACAGAAAATACATCTATTCCTGACCCAATTGATACTAACCAATCAGAACCAGGTGAGATGATTCCGTATGACACTTCACGAGATATTACATCATTGATTACAGAATTTCATGATCATCATGACAGGCTAGAAGGTGATGCATATGTATTTGATGCAGAGATGCTATCAAATACTAGACTCCAGAATTTCCTTATGACTATTGATCATAGGGCTAGACCAGAACAGAGAAAGATTACTATGCCAGATATGAGCAGAATTATTGAGCATGGGCTATCTATGATTGTAGATGGATATGATCAACTTGAGTATAGAGACTGTTCTAAAGTATTTCATTTTAATAACGGAGATGTACTGCTCAGAGTATCTGGATTCATCAATAGAGCTACTGAAACTATTGAAATTATTCGTTATACGAAGAAATTCAAAGTAGACCGCATGATTGATGATGTCCAGGCAAGACGAGTATTTGATTATTCGTTATATGCATCAGCATTTCTACTAGCATCAAGATATCCAGCTATTGGAACTATGATTAAAACAATTCATGAGCATTTTGGTGAATTTCATATCACTGAGCATTTCCCGTATATATCCAGCAATAATACTATTGAGTCAATACTTGAGGCATATATATCTGATATCAATTCTGGAGAATTGCCACCAGAGTGCGAGGACAAATGGACCACTCGGGCTGGAGTTAATTCTCGTTGTGAGAAATATTGTTCAGTTAAAGATATTTGTCCATTTTACACTCCTACTCACGCTGGTTCTTAGATAGTACAGCTGGGTGTCGTTTCAGTCGACTTCTTAAGTAGAAAGTGTTCTCCCCAGCACATGTATTAATTCATTTGCGAGATAATATTCGTATCCTGCTTAGTGTGCGTGGTAGATACACAGAGCATTTTTCCATTTGGCAACTATTTACCATTTGGAAGAACACTACAGAACCAGAGTGATGATCATCCCACAGAGAACTCATAGGAGTTTTGTTTGGGTCGATTCATATCAGTCCCTCTAACCTTAGACAGGAAGAGAAAAGAATATGCGTGTTTAGTATCAGAATTTATGCGTTAAGAAAACTGAGATGTTAATTTGTGATATTGAGTTGTAACTGCAAAACAAAAATATTAATTGGGAATATTTATATTACTAGAACGAGTCAGTGTGGCATTGCGTCTACACATACAATTCTAGTCTCCAGAAAGATGCCCAGCTGGAGTAGCGATATGAGTCTATTTATATATACTTAGTATTCGCTATATATTTTTATATATGTCTCAGCTAAACCCACACCTTATTTAAACATAGGATGGATAGCTTACTGGCAGTGCAAGTCTGTCCTGAGTACACCAAAGTCTTAATATATAATCTATTCTTGCAGAATACAGATACAACTAAACTGATTATATTTGTGGTAGTAGTATGCCGTGAGAATATAAAATATTGCCAATATTAATACTGCTATTAAGTTTTTAGTGTAACAACACGCCTATAACTATAGAACATGAATCATTAGCTTACACATTGGTAAATCGGATCGGTATTTGTGGAACCAAGATTTCCTAAGGAGTGCATCCTTGTAGTTAAGACACTGGTTCGAGTCCAGTATGGTTCTCTATAAACACTTTATGTACCATTAGCTCAGTCTGGTAGAGCACTGTTTCTATTAGTATAGAACGACGGTTCGAATCCGTCCGGGCCCACCATATGTGCCATTAAATTTGTATCGGTAGCATTATACGCGAGATAATTCGCAAAGGACCAGAGTTCAATTCTCTGGATGGCACACCACATTAGGGCCCGTAGCATGAGCGGTTCATGCACTATACATAATTTATTTTAAAAACCAGTGACTAGTATATACAATAGACTTAGCACCATAACCAAGTTTTAGGTCGGAAGTTCGAGTCTTCCATCGGGCGCCATTTATATGCCCGATTAGCTCAGTTGGTAGAGCAGAAATTTAAACATGAATTACAGGGACAAATACGGTATATTTTGTCCCTGTACCTTTTTTTAGAGAACTCACGGAGTTTTCTCAAATTAGGTACAGCACAATAAAGGAATTAGAATGAGACAAGATATAGAGGAACGCATTAATGCTACTAAAGTTCCATACAAAATATATGCAGAGTTTGTCGAAGACAAAGCTGCAGAACAATTTGCAAATTGCCTAGAGCAGGAGTCTGTAGTGCAAGGAGCTCTCATGCCAGACACACATGCCGGTTACGTTGCACCTATCGGTTCTGTACTAGCTACAAATGGTACTATTTTCCCATCTTTCGTTGGATACGACATCGGATGCGGCATGAGCTCTATCCGTACTAATATCCAATACAAATCAGTCTCAACAGAACAACTAGAGGCTATTAAAAATCAGATTCTTAGAGATATTCCTATTGGTTTTGAGAGACATTCTAAACCTAAGACACATATCGTAGAAAGATTTCCTATGACACCTTTTGCAAAGGACGTGTTACGCACCACTGGTTCTTATCAGTTAGGCACACTTGGCGGAGGGAATCATTTCCTTGAAATAGGATATGACAATGACGAATATTTAAATATAGTTGTTCACTCAGGTTCGCGTGGTGTTGGACATAAAATTGCCACTAAATATATGAAAGAGGCTGCAATTCAATCAGTAGACGAATCTAGATATAGAAAAGAATTTGATGAGAAAAATAAAGCTTGGCTAAATAAAATTTTAAACAGCAAATCATCTCCAGCTAATGACAAATTACAGGATAGATACGACAAAGCTAAAACTGAATTTACTTATCGTCGCACCAGAGCTAGAGTATCGAATATTGAGGATGCGTATCCATTAGATAACACATCAGAACCAGGGATGGGATACATGCAGGATATGAACATGGCATTGGAATTTGCTTTAGAGAATAGAGAGCTAATGATAGGTAGATCAGTAGCTGCTATTGCTAAAGTTCTTGGCCAGGATATTTCTACTTCTCGCTTTATCAATCGAAATCATAACCATGCAGAACTAGTAGATGGTAGATGGATACATCGCAAGGGAGCCACTCAGGCTGCAGATGGTATGATTGGAGTTATACCAGGAAACATGGTAGATGGCTCGTTCATAGTTAGATGTAGAGGTAGCTCAGATTCTATGAATTCATCATCTCATGGAGCAGGTAGAGTTTTATCTAGACGAAAAGCCAAGGATACTCTTGACCTAGAGGAGTTTATTTCTAGCACAGCTCACCTAATAGCGAACCATTCTGATTCAAACCTAGACGAATCTCCACTTGCATACAAAAATATTTTTGATGTAATGGAACAGCAGTCAGACTTGGTTAAGACACTAGACAGAATTGTACCAATTATAAACATTAAAGGGTGAAATTATGATAGACAACAGAATAGAAACAATTACACATACGAACGCACCAATCCAGGATTTTAGTATAGCAATGAACGCAAGCATGTTTCAGATGTTAACAAAAAATGTTTACACCAATGTTATTGCTGCAGTAATCAGAGAATGGAGCACCAATGCTATTGACGCATGTATTGCAGCTGGAGTTTCACCACGATTTGATGTACATCTTCCTACGATAGCATCACAAGTTTTTTCAGTTAGAGATTTTGGTACTGGTCTATCATCAGATGATGTACACGGACTGTTTTCAGCTCTTGGAGCATCTACAAAACGTGAGTCAAATCAATATAACGGTACTTTTGGAATTGGCCGTATGGCTGGACTAGCATACACTGATATGTTTACTATTGAATCATTTTTCAATGGAACATTATCTACATATGTTGTATCTATACAAGATGGAATTCCGAATATGATATCTATCAATGATACAGATACAGATCTTCCAAATGGAATGAGATTATCTATTGATGTTAGAGAGTATGATATAGATAGGTTTACTAGTGAAGCTAGAGATATATATCAGTATTTTGACACTAGACCAGATACGAATATCCAGCTTGAATATCAAGATTATTCATCAAATCTATCAGGAGATGGATGGTACATTATTAATACAAACGTTAGAAATTACAATCTTAATTTAGTTATGGGAAATGTTTTATATACTGTATCAACATCGCAACTTAATAAAGAAGCTAGAGATGTTCTTGAAATACATGGCTTAGTGCTAGATGTACCTATTGGATCCGTATCTATTACTCCTGGTAGAGAATCGTTGAATCTTGATAATACTACTATTACATATTTAAACAATAGTTGCAAACATGTAATAGATCAATACGAAGAACAGTTGACTAATTTAATATGCAGTTTCGACAAAGACTTTGACAAAATTATTGCATATAGCAAATATATAACAAGGCTTGGATGGAACTTGCAAAATAGATTTAAAAATATTAGTATAGACTACAGCACACTCTATGTTAAAAACAACTGTTTGCGTTCAATAAATATGGAAGTAGGTGTGTATTATTTTAAAAATGGATTTAAGAATATTAAATCAGTAAATGAATATATACACATAACGAATAGCACTATATTCTGCATTGCAGATACAAGAATACATATTGTTGAATCTATTAAAAAATATCTATTAGAAACAAATAATAATTTTGTAGATGTATATATAGTAAAGCCAAATAGGTGGAGTAGTGATCCAGAGGACATTAAGTCTCATGTTCAATCATCTATAGAATTATTTGATGAAATTGGAATAAAGAATTACTTTAAAACATCTGACTACTCAGTGGAGAATATACAACGCAAGAAGTCAGGTAAAATTTCAACTATAGATTTCATGTTTGAAAACAAATATGATACAGAACCTATATCTAAAAAAGGAGTAGAGATATTATCTATAGATACTGGACCATTCTATTATATAGAAACTTCTGGATTTAAACCTATTAGTATGACTCCAGATGAATTATCATTGCATATGAGAGCTGCTAAATTTTATGATAACATAAATTCTACAAATACACGAATAGTTGGTGTGCCAAAATCAGCATTACGAAATACTGTTGATGACGATAGATTCATTCCATTGGCTGGAGCACTTGATGATATATTTTCAGAAATGACTATGCCTAAATATTTTAACGATATTGGACATGAGAATTCGTTTATCCTATATGATAACAGAATACATAGATATACAAATCTAAATTTGCCAGATGAACTTATTGAGTTTATTACTGAGCACAAAAAATTCTTTGAACAAAACAGACAATGTATATTACCTGCAAATGCTGTTGGGATTAAGGATAGATTTGGATGCAATGTATCATCTCCTAATTCTAAGTTGTCACTTGAGGACGTGATGGAGAAATATCCATTATTTATGTATATACTTGATACATTCTATAGAGATGGTTTGTATTTATCTATGGAACAGATAGAAAACTATGTACAGACTATATATGAAGCAGGAGACGAAGATGAGCAAAATGACCAATAAAATTAGGGTTAAATTTACATTATCTAGCAATAATGTTATTGTATTCATTGACGGAACTAAATTTTATTCAGATACATCACATAACAATTTCAAAAATATAACAGAGCTACTGTCAGACTGGAGAGAGACTAAAAAAAAAGTCAGTAAACTTAGATCATTATTTATTGTTCCAGAGGATGTATCTAGATATATTGGTACGGAATTACAATTAGATCACCTTATGAATCTTATTTTTAGAGGAATTGTTCTTCCACAATATTTTTATAAACTTGTACTGTATATGATTGCAAATGATTTTGATATTGGTATACTCATTAGATTACTTAACAATATATGGATATCAGATGCAGACACACACATTGTGTTACAGTTTATAGATAGAAGACATATGGCAATTACGCCAGATGGATGTTTTCTTGAAAAAACACATAATGGAAAAAATATGATTGTAGAAAAAATAAATCCATTAGATATTACACGATGTAATAGAGAAATATTAGAAGCATCAAGCACGCAGTTTATTGCTTGTTGTGAATCATACGACGATATAGACATTTATAACAAACCATCAGTTATTATTGATGACAACTATGATAATTTATACAAAATTTACACAGGAGATATATTATGATTATATACAGACACATTCGTAGAAAGAGTTGTGATTTTTTCGACACAAAAGAGTATACGATTGCAGCAGAACTTAGAGACGGAGCATACTATATCGGCATTGCTACATGTTCACCACGAGATACATATTGCAAAAAAACTGGACGAGAGATTGCTAGATCTAGACTTAAGTCATCAGAGCAGAAGATCACACTTGATGACCTCAAATTGGAGGTAGATATTTCAGAGTGCAATATATTTACACATGAGTATACCAGCAATTTCATTGGATCACTATCTATAGAGGATTTCTCTATACACCATGTCTTATCACTTGCTCATGATACATTTATTGATAACAACAGTAGTGTATTATGAAAAAACCTATAAACAATTATGAGACAGGAGATGGTATCATTCCAGATGGAATGATAAAACTAAGTCCTTCAAGATTTGAGAGATTCTTCTCGAAACCACATGAGTGGTTCAGAGAATTGATCATGCAGGAGGGTGGGTTCGATGGTAATTCTGGGTCCAACATTGGGAATATTATCCATGCTACTGCAGAGGCAGAGGCTACAGGTCAGACACTTACTGATGACGAGATTCAGGAGTTCATAGACAGCTTGCCAGAGTTAGTTGACGAGAAACATCCATGGATGAATCTTGAGCATCATGTCATTAGAGCAGCTTATCCAGACATGCAGGAGCTTATTCGCGAGTTTGTAAGAGAGAATCTACCTACATCTACAGAGGGATATATCTGGAGACAGATTACTCCACGAATTGTAGTTGCTGGTTCTTACGATGCATACAGAGTGAATCCTATGACAGGAAATTATATTGTGACCGACTACAAGACTACTGGAGAGAAATTACCTCCGAAGTCAATGAGTTACTCTCACAAATTGCAGCTTTATATGTATGCTTGGATGCTTCGCAAACAGGGCATTATGGTAGACGCTATCGAAATAGTATATATTACTAGATTCCATTCAGGGGCACCAGCTAAAATTTCAGAGAAGACAGGGAAACTTGGAAAGCCTGGAAGAGATTATCCAGCTACGCTTACACCGATTATGTACGAATTTACAGACAGAGATATGACTTTTATATCTGACTTGATAAAACTTGGAGCTGAGTCACTTGAGTATTTCATTGATCATCCAGAGGCAGCATACATTATTTTTCGAGACTACCGTCTCAAAGGAACAGACTTCTCCAGATACTTGACAGATATAGTGGACGGCGGAGTTTACGACGATTTTTAGAGGAGACATTATGTCAGACACATCAGATATATATAAGAGTAGCTTTGAAGGACTATTTCATTTACCACAGGCACCAAATGAAAAGATTCTTCTAGCTTCTGAACTAGGATCAGAGCTTCTTGTCTCATATTTACGCAGAACCAGCGGAGGGGAATATTTACAACATTTCTCAGACATGTTTACACAAGTTTTGAGAAATGCTACTGGATATAATTGCTCATGGTTTTCAACTAAGCTAGAGAATGGTTGGGATATTCAGTCAGAGATCAGTTACCTAAATCACGATGAAAAAGTTGCATGCCTTTCAATTGTACTATCCACGAATCGTATACTTGAGCTTCAGAAGGCAGATACATCTCATCCCCTGGTTCTGGAGTTATCAGTAATGAGATACATAGCTGACAAATATAAGACTACAAATTCATCAGTGTACAAATTCATCATCATAGCTTTTGATAGACTATATACTGATTACAAATCTATGCCTACTCAGGCTATCACATATATAGAGCCAGAGTTACTTAGTATTGCAGAGACAGAGAATAGACTCATTGAGTATACTGACCAACTTCAACACTACATTGATACATGCACACTTCCACCTCGTTGCACAGATATCAAATGGCATAGACGTCGAGGGAAATCCATCAATATGACTTGTCAGAGATGTCCAGTCAGGAATTCATGTCCGCATACGAATTCATTTACACACACCAATGCTACATTGGATAATATTATTTTTTAGGGAGATCCATTATGGACCAATTACCAGAACATGTACTAAAGAACAAAGAGAGACAGAAATTTGACTCAGTAAAACACAAGATTCGCATTATGCAGGCTTTCGTTGATGGCAGGCATATTATTTGCAAATCTAGAGAGACTCTTGAGTCATCTCCAGACAGAACACCATCATGGAATTGGGAGACGCATTCATATATGATTGCACACGACAACTACTCTCCGAGAGGCACTATTTACCCTACCGATTATGATACTCCAGAACCAGTGGTGATGGATCTTGACCAGAGATATGAGCTTCCAGATGAGTTACCTGTTGTTTCTTCATCTAAGACATTGGATGAGAGATTTGCAGAGATTGATAGAGAGTACAATTCTAGACAGATTGGATTCTGGTCTACAGTTAGATCATTTTTTTCATAGGAGACTCATATGAGCACTTTTACTTTACGTCCTCACCAGCAACATGCTGTAGATGAAACAATTGCAGAACTTGCATTTGGATCATCTGAGGTAGTTATTGATGCACCGACATCTTTTGGGAAAGAGCAACCATATACAGAGCCTGTTCTTACTCCAGATGGATTTATCCCGATGGGTCAGCTTTCAGTTGGCAGCAGGGTTATTGGTTCAGATGGGCAGCCAATCCTTATCACTCATATACATGAGCAGGGATGGAAAGATGTGTACGAGATATCATTTCGAGACGGTAGCTCAGTACGTTGTGGACTTGATCATTTATGGAGAATATCTAAATATGAGAAGAGACAGCAGGATGGCATTTCAGAGTCATATTTGAAGTATGACACGAAATCTATTTCAGAATTGTTGAATTATTCAGAGAATTCCCAGCGTAGATTTTTTGTAGATTTACCTTCTCCTGTTCTCACTGGGCACAGTGATTTACCTATTGACCCATATGCACTTGGATTATTGCTTGGAGATGGATCTTTTACATGTAGCACTATTGGTTTCTCAAATAGAGATGAGCATATCATAGATGCACTTTTTGATGCTATTCCTTCCAGAGACAAACTTGGATATATAGGTTTTAGAGACGATGGATCTAAGGTTGATATGAATATTATCAGCAGAACATCTGGAAAGACCAGGAGCGATACTTCACTTATTCTTGAGTCACTAGAATTGCTTGGAAAGAAGTCTACAGAGAAATTTATTCCAAATCAGTATATGACCTCTTCATATATAGATCGTATGAAATTACTACAGGGTCTTATTGATACAGATGGCCACTGGCAGACAGGCACTCTGAATGAATATTCATCTTCGTCTAGAGAGCTTGCATATGGAGTAGTTGATCTAGCTAGAAGTCTTGGCATATATGTTACTATATCAGACAGAATCCCGGTCTTTAAAGATACGAATGGACAGAAAAAGAATGGTTCTAGAAATTATAGAGTATTTTTAAATTTTGCTCGAACCAAGAAATCTATTATATCTATTAGATCGTTAGGATACAGAGAGAATAGTAGATGTATTACAGTGGATAGCACAGATCACCTATATATCACTAAAGATTTCACACTTACCCACAACTCGTCAGTAATTGCTGGACTTTGTCGAGATATGGATGCAGAGGATATAGTTATCCTTGTCAATATTACAGAGCTTATAGATCAGATAGCTGAGCACTTAGATTATTTAGGACTGAGTTATTCTATCTTGAAGGCTGGACGAGAGTCAGAGTTTGTACACGGATCACGTATACATATTGCTATGTCTCAAACATTGTTTTCACGCATTGACAAGATTGACTTATCTTGTGATGTCATCATACAGGATGAGGTTCACAAGGAGTTTTCTACGAATCGCACGCAGACTATTCTTGACAAATTACAGCCTGATTCTCGTATTGGATTATCAGCTACACCATACGATGCCAAGAATTTCAAACTTGGAGATTCTACTATTATACAGACATTATCTGTTCAACAGTTGCAGGATGATGGATATTTAACACCAGTAAGATATTTTATTCCTAAATGGTCAGAGCAGGTTGATTATTCGTCAGTTAAATCCACAGGAGCAGACTATACTATATCAAAACTAGATGAGAAAATTGCTACTCATCAGCATATAGAGCAGTCATTACGTTCTATGAACTTACTCGATGCAAAATCGAAGAAAACTATTGTCTTCTGTTCATCTATAGAACAGTGTGAGTTAGTTACAGCAGCCATGAGAGCAGATGGATATGCAGTTGAGCAGGTTCACTCTAAACAGAGCAAACAGGACAATGAGAATATCATTTCAGCTTTCAGAGATTGCACATTATATACACCTGGAGTTAAGGCCAGACAAAATGATGCAGAGCGAACACTATTTGAACAGGATAACATTCACTCTGGTTCTGAGGTGTCAGCACTAGTATCAGTGTCAAAACTTTCTACAGGTTTCGATGTCAAGGATATTCAGCTTGGAGTATTGATGAGACCTACTAAGGTATTATCTCTATTTATCCAGCAGGTAGGTAGGCTAATTCGTACAGCACCAGGAAAAAAATATGCAGAATTATTAGATCTTGCTCAATGTACATCCAGATTTGGATTTCACACGACACAGTTTACTCCGCTGGAGCATTCTGGAAACATAGATCTTGATAGAACACGCAAATTATTATCTGACTCAGAGATGGAACTCAAACATCTTGCTCAGACTCTACCAGATGATGGAGATGAGTTACAGGAATTTGATTTTGAGAAATACGCACTCAGTATTCAGAAACTAGCTGCCAAAGAGAAATTGCTTCTTGAGAAAAAGAACGATATAACTACTTGGACTATGAAAGAGTTAGCCTCAACTTATGACTACACTGATAATATACAAACAGTAATTGCTATTGGTGCAGAGATTTATACACGCAAGTTTGGATCTCCTATATCTAAGAAGGGATATGCATATAGCTATGATCCAGAATGGATATCAGAAGGAGCATTAGTCGCATTCTCTAAATACCCAGAAAAGAAGAGACAGTGGCTCAAGGCTTACAAGACTAGGTGTCGCAATATTATTAAGCAGGAGAAGAATTTCAATTCGTTGAAATTCTTTATAGATTGGTTAGTTGAGAGATACGAATCAGAGCTTATCCGATATGAGACAGATGACTATACAGATACATCAACACCTCAGAACCAGAGCTATGGATATCTTCCACCAGCTATTGAGATTGATGATGATGAGATTCCTTTCTGATTCACTTTTGATTAAGCATTATCTCAGCTACATATTATTATACTTCTATCCCATTTTACACGAGGACACACATGAGTGATTTATATCCACACTTACAGAACGATTTTCGACCAAAATCAATATCTATGATGTTTGACTATTTCCAAGACATGGCAGAATACAATTTCATACCAGAACTACTCGAATCTACATTATTCTTCAATACAGCTTGTGCATTACAGTTAAAGAATACTCGTATTACGAGAGAGACAAACAAGGGTACTAAATATATTATACCGAATTTCATGTCTATTGTACTTGGTGCACCAGGAATTGGCAAGGACTTCTCTCTTGAGCTTACATCAGAGCCATATCAAGGAATGTTTGACAGCTTTATTGCGAGAGCAGAGGCTTTTATTATGAATCCAAATAATAGGAACGAGAGAAATGAACTTGAAAAGAGGTACATTAAAATATCGAACATCTATCAGACAGTATCATCGTCTGGTCAGGCACTACAGAAGTCAGCTCAGGTTATTAGTGATCTAGGCTTTGGATCAGTCAACGTCACAACTACAGAGCTTGGCGATGACCTAGGACAGATAGGCGAGATATTCACAAAACTCAAACAGGCTTATGATTCAGGAGTCTCAGAGGGAGCATCTATTGTTTCAGATGGAGGAGACAACTACTTCACTGTTAAAAACATTGCATACAATTCAATGCTAATGGGCTCACCTGCAAAATTCGTACTCAAACCACAGCTTAAGGATGATTTGCTTTCCCATTATGTGTCAGGCGTAGCTAGACGATTTTTTATATTCCATAACGATGATTTTCGAAAATCAGAGAATAGAAATCAGTATTTCGAGCAGATGCTTAATACAGAGATTACGCATGTCCAGAATTTTTTCCATGAATTGAGATCTCACATCAATCATACTAGAGAGATAGTATTGCCACCAGATGTCAGAAAGTATCTTGTAGATTGGGACATAGAGAAAGAGATTATGCGTGAGAACTCTGAGTCACTAATATCAGATGACATAGGTTCACCACGAAAAATAGAAAGACTTGCAGGAATCATTGCAATGCTAGACTTATCAGATACTATTACATTTGAGCATATGCAGTATGCTATTGATTATTCCTCTAGAGTAGATACTACAGCAGAGGAATCTGTAAAGATTAAACCGACTTATGAGCAGATTTACGATTTACTAGCAAAGAGAGGATTTGTTTCTCGTACAGAACTTATTAAAGAGATACGTGGATTGAATATGCGTACACTTGATGACGAGATGTCACTTGCTACAGAATTTGCAAATGAACTTGGAAATTCTATTCTTGAGAAACAGTATGATGGTATTGTAAAATACAGACTTGAGATACTTACTGAGACAAAACTCAACGGTATCATTATATCTACGAATGATGATCCACGACCAACTATTGCTATAAATTGGAAACGCAAACAGGGAGCATTTGAAGGATTACACAAAATTGTATGTTCTAATCTACGATATTCTGCAGGAACATTTGAGAATGGGCACATTACAGATAAAAATTATCTACCAGAGCAGAATCTTATTATTATTGATGTAGACGATGGACTTAGCATAGAGGATACTAAAAATCTTTTTAAAGGAACAAAATATCTTATTGCTACTACGAAGTCCCATCAAATAGAAAAGAATGGTATAGTTTGTGATAGATTTAGATTGATACTTCCAACTATATCAAAATTCCATCTTAAACCAACTGTATATGCAGAGACATATCTTAATATTCTTTCCTCTCTTGGAATGTCAGCAGCGGATACAAAATGCCAGAATGCCAGTAGATGGTATTATGGTGTCGAGGATGCAAAATATTGGTACAATCCAGATCCTGATGCAGAAATGATTGATATACGCCCATTTATCAAAGACTCGTCAGAGAATCATACTGGAGCTAGTAATGTCGACAAATTCATTGCATCTAGTCGTGCAGATGGACTTTCTCATGGAGAGGATCAGGCTAGACTTGATGGAGCTTATCGCTGGTTCTTGAGTAGAACTACTACTGGTACACGTAATGATATGATATTTTCTTTTGGATGTATGGTAAAGGAACAATATCAATCAGTTTCATATGAGTCTGAAGTTCGTAAATTCAACAGTATGATTTCTGATTCATTACGAGAGTCAGAGATTGCTACTATATTAAATTCTATATCTAGGAGGATATAATGAGGTTACAAAATTTATGCACAATAGAGGATGATACATTGTCTGGACCTATGAGTCCTATACTGCTTATGCAGGAAGCAACACGTCAGATGGATGATAAATACAGAGGAATTTGCAGAGTACATTGGGATGACGACAGATACATGCAGTTAGTTGATGAGGATTCAGGATTAGATACAGTAATTTATCTCTCTGGTTCTGATGAGAACATACGATTGTCAATGTTCGTTGATACAGGCATAGGAGCTGTTCCGGTAGCTATTCACTTTATTGGAGATGAGACTATCTTTACTCCAGTATATACAGATGATACTACACTTATTCATCCACCAGAACAAGACATACTAAATGTATTCAAATCTGTTTCTGACGACATGTCAGTTATTATTCCTATACAGCAGGATCATACACTATCAGAAAAAAAACATAAAAATGACTTTAGATGGTATCCATTTGGAAAACATTAGAAATCTATATAGAATTACTATTTACCCTAACTATTGGTTTACTACAGAACCAGTGGTGGAGTAGATATATTACTTTCCATTAAGGCTAGTTATTTCATTTTTTTTTAAAATGTTTTCCTTTTTCACTAGTCTTACTGGAGACTAATCACCTCCATGGCTTGATACACCAGAAGGTATCCCCATGATGTACGTGGTAACTCATTTATGCATTTAGTGAGCTATAATCACTTTTGGCCTATGATGCTACACAGCAGATAGTTGAGCCATGATCAACTACATTGTGCAGTCTAGATTGATTATCTAGGCGTATTTTATTCATCAATAGAAAAGCATCAAAGCTTTATGATATTGAGAGAGGAGCCTATTATGGCTATAGTAACGAGTATTGCTGGACCAAGTGGTTCAGGCAAGACCAGATCTCTGAAAAACCTAAATTGGGACGAGACGTTCGTCATTAGACCAAACAAGAAACCTTTGTCTTTTCCTAGATCACATTTAGTTGTGAAACCGTGGGACAAGGAATCGAAGACTGGTCAATTTGCTTATGTAGATAGTTACGCTCAGGCAGAAGCTATTATTACTAAGCTACCTGGATATGGGAAGAAATGCATCATCATAGATGATTCTACCCACTTCATGACAGATCAGTTTATGTCTACCATTGGAGAGAAAGGTTATGACAAATTTAATGAGATGGCATTCAACTATTATCACTTAGTGAAAACAGCAGAAGCTCTCCCTGACGACGTCAGAGTATATCTAATTAACCATGTTGAGCTAGATCAGAACGGTAATACTAAGATCAAAACCATTGGGAAAATGTTAGACGAGAAGGTAGATATACCATCTTTTATTACAGTTTGTCTTGGCGCTATGAGAACAGCAGACGGATGGAGATTTCGTACACAGACTACTGGTAGAGATTTTTTCAAAACACCAGAGGAAATGTTTTCAGAAGAGTTGATCGAGAACGATCTTAAATTCGTAGATGATACGATCAAAGAATACTACGGAATCGTAGATACATCAGCAGGAGATTGATATGATTATCAGTTTATCGACCGAGGAAATTACCTCATTAGTAAAGAGCCATATCTCTGAAATGGGCATCAAGGGAAACCTAGATGTATCATTTAAGAGCAGCAGAAGTGGTACAGTAGATGCTAGTATAGAGATTACTACAGCATCAGTAGAAGCAGAGTCAGTTGTATCTGACACAGCTACAGAGCCATCATATGACTCTTTGATCAAATAGAAAGGATCAACAATGTTAACAGATTTAATTGGAACTAGTAAGGAAGCATTAGACAACGCAACAGGTGAAGTAGGAAAGGATTTTAAACCTTTTCCAGCAGGAGTATATAGAGGAAAAATAAAATCTATCCAGGTCTATACGAACAATTTCGGTTCAAACTCTATGAGATACACAGTTACTATCACGAACGCAGACGGAGAAGAACGTGATGTTCAGCACATCAATGACATAAACTCCAAACTAAAAGATGATAAAGACAATGGTGGATATGCAAATCGTTTCAAACAGTACATGTATGCTACAAATACAGCTGATTCAGACTTATCTAAGGCTAAAGGAGAGGGAACTATCAACTCATTTGGTAAAGAGTATAAGTATGATGTTATCAATGGTATGAACGACAAGCCACTTCTAGTTGAGTTGCTTTTACGCAATGATACGAACAAGGCAGAAGGACAGCCATTCAAATACAGCAATGCTATTGCAAATGTACTTGCTACAGATGGGACTGATGCATCTGGTGATGATAAAAAAACTGAGTTCGCAGAGAAATGTGAGAAAACTCCAGTAGTTGATTATGCAGGATATATCAAAGGTGGAGCTAAGGCTTCTACTACTGCTTCTGATGAGCAAAAGGCTGCAGCTGCAGATTCTGATTTCTAGAGGATACAAACATGAGCACCTCCGTTACAGGAGATCTGCTCTTCAAAACAGTTGTTCCACTAGCTAAATTCAAGAGCAGATCTAAGAAGACTGGTAAAACTACAGAACAGCTATGTACATTGAACAATTACTCCAGATGGGGTAGATTTGGAAAGGCCGAGATTAAGGCTCAGTACAAATCACTCATACAGGAATTTTTCATACCAGAACCAGACGATAATGCAGAGCCATTAGGTAGCATCACTTTGGTTTATTCTATACTTAGACACAATAAACGCAAGATTGATTCTGATAACATCATTCACAATATCAAATGGATCTCAGACCTATTACAGGACATGGGATGGATATCAGATGATGACCAGGTTACACTTGTTATCAGACCATCTATTTACATACAAGGCTTATCTGAGACTCAGTTTCAGCTTATGGCATACATTAGTGACTAGATTTGAACCAGAGCATACCTCTGGTTCTTGTGTAGACATATATATAGGACAGGAACTTATCTATTCATAGATAATTATGTAGCTTTTCACATTTCATACAATGGAGTTACATATTGTAGAACCATTCCATTTGAAGATGATATTACTAAGTTTTCAGCACTCATAGATATATCTAGAGACAAACATATCATAGATAGAGCATCTAGATCTAAACACATTTTATAATCATATAGAATACACAAATTATAGGGAGCCACAGATGGCACTTACCACAGAACAACAGGACGCGGTAGATTTATTCCAGCATCCAGATACCAAGATTTTACTTATTGATTCGGTAGCGGGATCTGGTAAACAGCAACCACTTACATCTCGAATTCTTACTCCATCAGGATGGACTACTATGGGAGATATCTCTATAGGAGACATTATATCTAGCCAAGACGGTACTACTACGGAAGTAACACACATTCATCCTCAGGGGTTAAATCGAGTATATGTAGTTCATTTTATGGATGGCACTAGCGTAGAGTGTGGAGACAATCACATATGGAAGGTTTGGTCTATCCATTCACAGAAGTATTTAGAGCTTACTACTACAGAGCTAATGTCTAGGAAACTGAAAGCAGTCAGTAGATCTTATATATACAGCACACCTCTTCCAGAGCCAGTGGAGCATCCAGAGCAGGATTTTCAGATTCATCCATATTTACTTGGGGCACTTATCGCAGATGGAGGCCTAGCAGCGAAACAGATCACTTTTCACACTAGTACAGAGGATAAATCTTTTGCATTAGAGAAAATTGGTCCATTACTGCCAGACGGAGTATCATTTGGATTATTTACTCAGACAAGCGAACATGGATATTCATATCGTATCAGACAGCCTATGCGAGATATTATCTCAGAGCTAGAGCTCAATGTATATTCCAGGGATAGATTCATTCCTGATGAGTACCTATTTTCATCTATTCAGCAGAGGAGAGACCTTCTTGCCGGACTAATGGATGCAGATGGATCAGCTTCTTTGGGACGAAACAGAGTCACGTATTCTACATCATCTCTCCGACTAGCACAGGACATCATTAGCTTAGTCCAATCGTTAGGAGGATTAGCTAAATTTGGGAAACCGGACTTTAGGAAATCTAATCCAAACTATACTGTATCGATTAAATTCAATTCATATAACCCATTCACATTACCTAGAAAGCGTGATAGAATTTCACCTAGAATTCAGAATAGAGCGAAGAAATCTATCGTCAGCATAGAGGAAACTGATCGTTTTGTTGAGCAACAGTGTATCACCGTAGCTAATCCAGATGGGTTATATATTACAGATCACTACACAGTTACTCATAACTCCTATACCTTAGAGGATATCGCAGCATTACCAGAGGTTAACTCAGGAATATGTATTGTTTACAACAAATCAGTTGCTGACGAGAATAAACTTTCTTTTCCATCTTATTTTCAGTCATCGACTATTCATTCACTTGCCTATCAGCACACGGTTAGAGCTTTTGGACTATCAGTTGGATTCTTCAATGCACGTGATGTTAAAGAGAAAGTCAGGTGGGAATACAAATCTGCTACAGTAGAGGCATTGCGAGGATTTTGTCTATCTAGACATCTCAAAGTTTCAGATTATTGTAGTGAGCAGCGTATAATTCCAGTAGTAGAGGACATGGTTACGAAATATATCAAACTCATGAAGGATGGTAAAATCCCAGCTACTCATGATTTTTATATGAAATATTTTCATATGCTTCTTGCGAATAACATTATACAGATTCCAGAGGTAGATGCATTGCTTCTTGACGAATGTCAGGATAGCTTTGCTACTACTATCGAGATATTTAAACTTATTCCTGCTAGGAAAAAAGTTGCAGTTGGAGATCAGAGACAGGCATTATATTCCTTCAATAATTGTATCAATGGTTTCGAGGTGCTTGAGTCAGAACCAGGGGTGAGACTTTCTAATCTTACGAAGACTTTCCGAGTGAACGATGATGATGCACAGCTAGTACAGGATTTCATGCGACGACATTTGCATCAGCCAGACTACAGCTTCCGTGGGAATCATTATGATGACACAACTATCAAATCTAGAGCATTTCTTACGAAGAACAATTCTGCCCTTATTGGGAAAATGATTGATCTTATGGACGAAGGTAGAGGCTTCAACTTATTGAGACCACCGAAGGCTATATTTGAACTTGTTATTATAATGCTTACTCTGAAACGTGGAGGTTTTATTCCGAATCCTGAGTTTAGACATTTACAGGACGATGTAGATGTGTGGTATGGATCAGAGTCTATACATATTGATTATAGATCTCCTATCGCATATATCGCCAGCATTCATAGCGATGATATACCTATTAAAACTGCAGTTAGACTTATTGCTGAGCATGGAGCGAAGACTATTTTTAAGGTATTTGACTATGCCAAACGTCAGTATGGTACGAAGAATCATGAGTGGACGCTATCTACCGTATTCACATCTAAGGGATTTACTTTTGACTATGTAGAGATCTCAGATGACATGAATATGGCTTTTGCTAAGGCTTATACTGAACATCATGAAGGGAAATTGTCAGAGTCTGGATTCAATGATATACTATATCAATACTATGTTATATGCACTAGACATCGTCATGAACTCATAAATGCAGTACATCTAGGAGGAGAGATTCCTTCTACCACAGATTACTATTTACCCGACCTCGCATCTGATCAGAACCAGGAGGATGAGGATACTACAGATTCACAGTTTGCCAATGTTTTGGCCAATTTTCATTCAGTATAGGAAATATATTATGACAGATAGATTATTGACATTAGACGAATGGGTTGATGAGTTTCAACCTATTCAGGGGACAGAGGGAGAGTTGTTCTTCTCTACATATGGAGAGTTTATAGAAGAACTCAAATCTAGAGCAGATGAAATTGCTGCTCAGCATGGGACTAGAGAACATCAACACATATGGACTAGAGTAGACGGAGATTCAGGAAGACTTATTCTTTTGAATGGATGGCATACAGTGAATAGACTTGACTATTGTCTATCAGAACTTCCTTGGGGAGATGGTACAGATACTGACAGAGATGTTTATATCGAGGTAACTTATGAGGAATAGTTTATGATATGTGAGAATTGTGGAAAATACAATATTTACGCACAGGAATATTGTACTAATTGTGGTTTTGACTTACATTTTGGCATCCTGTCCACACCAGGTATTAGTCCATCTATTTTTTTACGAAAGGATTATTTATGGCAAACATAAACAAATCGGCTTTAGCCAAATTATCAGGCGTATCAGTTTCTGACATTGAGTCAGTATTTTCACATATTGTTGCTTCAGTTTCTAATGGTGACGAGGTATCTATTCCAAAATTTGGTAAATTTATCTCTGCATTGCAGAAAGGTAGGACTGGTACAGTTCCAGGAACCACAAAGACTTATACTACATCAGACTCTAGAGTACCGAAGTTTAGACCTTCTAGCTCATTTAAAGAGTATATTGCATATGGTGCTTAATTATATATACAGGTTGGATGAGATATACTTCTCGTCCGCTTTCACAAAGGAACATATATGAATGTTACGAAACATGATGGTTCATCAGAGCCATTAGATATTAACAAACTTACAAATAGTCTTGAATGGGCAGGAGATGGCTTACAGGTATCTATGTCTGATGTAGAGATGTCTATGAATTTACATTTCTATGATGGAATTACTACCTCTGATATCCTAGATACTACTATCAAGACGTGTAGAGACTTATCTAGTCTAAAATCACCAGATTACGACACTATGGGTGCTAGACTTGTTATGCAGAAACTGTATAAGGCTGCGTATCAGTCTACTACTCCAGTATCACTTATGGATTATCTAGACCAGATGATATCAGATGGATTTTATTCAGATGCAGTAACTGATTCATTTACAGAACTAGAGATTGATGTACTTAGTAGATACCTTGACAATGGTAGAGATTTTACATTTACTTTATCTGGTATAGAGAAATTTATTGACTCATATTTTATTAGAGGATGCAACGAGACACCACAGATGTTGTTTATGGCAGTTGCTATGGACACATTCAGAGACTATCATACAGATAGACTTGACTATATCAAATTGCTTTATGACAAGTTATCTCGATTTGAGATTTCACTTCCATCACCTGAGATGACAGCATTGCGTACAGATTCCACTGATTACGCTTCATGTATCATTATTCGTTTTGGAGATATGATTCGTTCATGGACTGAGGGAAAATCAGCACTTATAAAACATACAGTTGCTTCAGCTGGAATTGGAGTAGATATTGCAGATGTGGCATCTGCAGGCGACCTTGTTAAGGATGGGAAGATTGTTCACTCTGGCAAGGTAAAACTTATGAGATCTTTAGACGCTGATATTCAGACTAGTTCTCAGATGAATCGAAGAGGACAAGCAGTCACATATGTTAACCTATTTGATCCAGAGATTCGTCATGTCTTATCTCTGAAATCACCTCGTACAGCTATTGAACAAAGAATTCAGGATCTGAAGCATGGTATCAAGATCTCAGGCTATCTCTATCATCGTATGGCACATGATATGCCTATATATTTATTCAGCTCTAGACAGTTTCCAGATGTACACAATTCATTTGGAACTAAGGATTCTCAGGAGTTTCAGATTGCATATGAGGCAGCTATTGATACTGCACTTGCAGATAATCCTCTACACCCTTACATCTCTGGTTCTGAATTGATGGAACTATTTGCCTCAGAGAGATTTGAGAATGGTATATACTATATTATGAATGTCGACCACTCGAATACGAATTCATCTTGGAAGAAAATTGTCCGTCAGGCAAATATCTGTGTTGAGTTCCTGTCGCCTATAGAGCCTATTGACGAGCAGTTTCCAGACAGACCAGACATTGGTGTTTGTGTATTATCTAACATCAATCAGGCTACTATATCTATTGAACAATTACCAGAGGCTTGTGATCTACTTGTTCGCATGCAGTCACATATTATGCTTCGTCAGGAGCATCCTACTTCTCAGGCTAACGCTTATGTTAAGACATATAGAGATATTGGTATTGGATTTGGTAGTCATGCCCATTGGCTTGCTAAGAATGGATGGAAATATGGTGAGCAAGATGCACTAGAGGCTCACTATCATTGGATGGAGGCATTTCAGTATCACCTTATGCTTTCTAGTACATATCTTGCTGAGGAGCTTGGTAGAGCACCAGGATTTGCAGATACTACATATTCTGATTTAGTGATGCCACATGATCGTTGCAGTCAGTCAGCTATGGCAGAGCTATTTCCAGATGGAATTGAGTTGAGACAGGATTGGGATTACCTCAGAACCAGGATAGGGAGATTTGGCATGTTCAATTGTGGATTCTCTATGGTCCCACCGGGTGAGACTAGTTCGATCATTGGAAACATGACATCAGGACTTGAGCCTATCAGAGACTTGATGACTATTAAATCTGGAAAATCTATATCTATTAAACAGATTGCTCCAGGATATCCAGAGTTTTCCCAGTCATATGATACAGCTTTTGATAGAGAAATCACACAGGATTACTTACGACATGTAGCAGTAACACAGATGTGGATTGATAAATCTATTTCTGCAAATACATACTACAATCCAGAGCTATATCCAAATGGAAAAGTTCCAATAAAAACACTGATAAGAGATATATACTTTGGATATAAACTAGGTATGAAGACATTTTATTACAACAACGTAAAATCTCCAGATGAATTTACTATAGAACAGCATGCATGTGCAGGCGGAGGATGTGAGTTATGATTTTTACAGATAAACCTATTGATTTTACCAAAGAACCATTATTTTTTGGCTCTGGACGAAATATTGCCAGAGTAGATCTTGATGTATTTCCAGAGATTAGATCACTCTACGAGAAACTCAGAGCCCAGCTTTGGTTTCCTACAGATTTCTCACTGAAACAAGATGCGATTGATTATGTTACGATGTCCAAGGACAAGCAGTTGCTTTTTCTGAAGAATTTGAAATTTCAGACGCTTCTTGATTCACTTGCTACTCGTACTGTACTTGAGATATTCATGCCTATGACTACAAATCCTCAGCTTGAGGAGTGGTGGGTTCTGCATGGCTTCACTGAGTCTATTCACAGCAACAGCTATGCTGAGATCATCAAGGCTCTTCCAGTAGACGCTAGAGCGATCTTTGATGATATCATGATTAATCCAGCTATACTCAGCAGAGCAGAGAAGATTGTTGCTATATTCAATCATACAGTTACATTAAATGCAGTTTATGCTACTGATAAAGCTTCTGATGGACTACATCTATTGAAATACAACACCGATGAGCACAAAAGATCTTTTCTTCTTTCTATATACGCGTTGAATATACTTGAGGGAGGGCTATTCCAGTCATCTTTCATTACATCATTTGCATTTGCAGAGAATGGACTCATGGAGGGTACATCAAAGATTATTGCTAAGATTTCGAATGACGAAGGAGTTCATTGTGAACTTTCTTTCTATAGTCTCCAGCAATTATCTACTGATACTGCATGGTCACATATATTTCATGATGTTAGAGATGATGCTATACAGATGTATAGAGATGTTTATTCAGCAGACCTTGAATGGGTAGATTATCTATTTCCAGACGGATCACAGATGTTAGGATTGAATGCTAAAATTTTGAAACAGTATATTGCGTTCAATATGAATAACTTAGTTAGTGTAGTTGGATTTGAGCCATTCCTTGAACAGATATTCAATCCTGTTACATGGTCTTCAAAATATACTGACATCTCGAAACAACAGATTGCACAGAATGAGTCAGACGGGAACTCATATCTTCTAGGAGTTATCGACAAAGACATGTCTAGAGACGATTGGTCGGATATTACAGACATAATGGGATATTGATATGACTGATACAGAGATTAGCATATTTTTATTCATTACGACTGCACTTTTTTTAATTATATTAGTTGTAGGATTTATCCTATATTTAGAACATAGACTCAGCACACATTGGAATGAGTCTACACATACACACACTAGGAATTTATTATGAAAAAACATGATAGACAAAAAATTGAGGCAATAAATGCATTGTTTAGCTTACTTTCTGACGCAGATACAGATGCAGATACAGATAAACTATCATCTAGATCAGATGAATCAGAGATGACTTCTGAGGATTACATTAGATCTAAAAATGGAGAACATCAAGATTCTGATGATTGTCATGATGCATACGAATCTGGTTTTGCAGATGGAGTTGATTGTGTTGTTAATGATATGACTCGATACAATACAACACATACACTTCGAGATAAAATTCTTTATGAGATTTGGAAAAATGTTGGCAACGTACATCCATCTGAGACAAAATTACTTGCAGAGTCATTATTGATTCTTTCTCAGTCAGATGCAATCAACGACTATTCACCATCCGTCCCCACTGGTTCTGATTGTGATGATACAGATGAACAATCATGACATCTCCGTATTCAGTATTTCAGTCTATTTATGACTGGAATCAGCAGGCTAGACTTCTCAATAATGCATACTCAGATACACTTGAATCTGGATTTCAGATTGAGGAGGCACTTGAAGGATTCAGCGATTTATCGGAGTTAACTGCTTGTTTTAGTCACATATCAGATGCACATCCAGACAGTGGTCCTAGAGAACTTTCTCAGATCATTATGAAACTACTTCAGAACCAGGGAGATGAGATATCTGATGTAGACAGGTTTGACAAACATGTTGATGGAATAATATACCACTTTGGATCTCTATTTAAACTTAGACTTACAACAACTTCAATTCTTGAGGGGATTGCAGTTGTTATTGATGCTAATCAACAGAAACTTAAGTCGAAAAGATCAGCTTCAGATGGCAAACTATTGAAATCAGCAGATTTTGTTGGACCAGAGCCTGAGCTTCAGGCCATCTTAGATTGTAGGGAATAGATATGGAGCATTTTATTATTGGATTTGCAGTATTCTTCAATGGTGCAGTCATTCTTATGAAACTAAATCTTGCTAGATATTTTGACGCAGCATTTGACACAGCATTCTTAGTTGCGTTGAGCTATGTATTTGGGGGCAGTTTTGATGGTCTTGTTGCATCTACAGTTGCATCTGCATTAATGTCTATATTTCTATTCTTTTATCGTCCAAAATTTTTGGACGAAATTAGGAGGGAGCTTAGTTAGTATCTCAGTATATGAGGTACTATAGTACGCTCTACAGTATCCATTATTGGAGGCATATAGAATAGATGAGTTGGGCCTTTTACAATTATTGATTTTTCTGCTATATCATCTGGATCATAGCCTATTGTTTCATCCATTAATTCCTGTCCCAATAATGCCATTAGGAATCTTACAGGTCTTTCTGTTACTCCATCTTTTATTACTTTCTGTATTCTCCATGCGTATTTCGTGAACATTGCTAGTCCCATGTCGTTTGCATATTGCACTAGAGCACTATCTGGCTTTGTATAGTTTATGAACGCTTCTCGTATATTTACCATGAGCCTAGCTTTCATTTCATTCAGCTCTTTTGTATTCATTTTTCTATTATTCTTTGTATAAAATCTTCTTTGAGCTCTTTCTTGTTCTAGATAGTATTGTGCATATCTTGCTACAAAATCTGACTTTTGAGTTCCATGCATCATTGCTTTAAACACCCATGTTTTCTCAGTTAGAAACATCCAGTTTCCAGCAAATTTTAATATCTCTGGAGCTCCTTCGAATTTCTCTCCCATAGCATTTACTATTCTTGAGCTTGACTTCATATCTTCTAGGTTTGCATCTTCTGCGATTGGCTGGTACAGTCCCTCTTCTATCAGTTCATGAGCAGCATTTTCTTTCATATCTGACTTTAGCCTCATCATCTCTTTCATTTCAGCACTAGTTGCTATTCCAGAGTCTATTTTTGCTTGTAGTTTTACTACTTCTGCATTTGCTTTTGTATACTCATTTATAGCTTTGAGACCATCTAATTGTAGTTTTGCTATAGCTATTGGACTATGTCCAAGTTGCACACTATACATCAGATTCGATATTATATTATTCAGTAGGACTCCTGGGGTTCTTATTATTATATCCACTTTAGATATAGCTACTATCTCCTTCCATATTTCCTCAGCCAATTTTATCATTGTTTTTATCACCCTAGGCATCATATTTACACCTTTGGCATCTATTATGCTAAGATCTCTTACACCGAATATATCCAGCAGCATATCTTGTCTTACATGCAGTCCTTTTTTGTATATTATATTTCCGCCTTCATCTGTTTCTTCCATTTTATCTATCTGCTTTTTTATGTCCGTAGGTAGAGCATTATATATTTTTCTTATCGATTCATCATTTGAGTACTTACTTACTTTTATATAGTTGTGTCCATTTCTACCAGCTTTATATCCAGTATAATTTTCTTCCATATCTAGCTTCATTTCTTCAAATGCTATTTGATTGATCTTCCTTGACTCTTCCATATCCGTCTCATGAGACCATATTCTTCCTACGCTCTCACCTATGCTTTGTTTTAGAGATAGATTTGTTTCTTTGAATTCTGTTCCTATTTCATACCTCATATCTACTAGGCTTCCATATTCGTCATATACTGCTCTTGATAGATTATCTGATTCTAGTATTCCTATAGCGTTTCCATTCATCATGCTTTCTACGTCGCTATTTATATCCATTGATGCTTTTGCTTTAGCTTGTTTTATTTTATTTTGTATATTATTATCACCACTCTTTAGTAGTATCTCATATATTCCTATCCCGCCATCTTTGTCATCCGTGAACCTAACTGTACTACGGTTTAGGTTTTGGAGATGGTGTAGCCCATTGACATATATTGCCATTTCTCCCGTTGATGTGTCCCAGCTATCTTTTCCTAACTTCTCTCTCAACGTGTATCCGTTTCTTTCCATTCTACTTTTATCTTTTATACTTGCTATTTGTACTGTTTTAAAATCATCTAACGTATCTCTTGAATATCCTTTTTTGTATCTCGCTATTCCTACAGCTTCGTATCTTCTTTTTGCCCCAGCTCTTGTTGATTTTATTGTATTTTCTACAGCTTCTCCATCTGATTTTATCAGCTCTGCAGTTCTCTGATTTACGCTTGGATCTGTATATTTTATATATTCCAGTGTTGCCAATTGATCTACTAGTATTTCTATTTGCTTCTGGGTTTCACCGCCTCTACTTTGATATTTTGTTCCATGCATTTTTGATATTGCTTCTGCATTTATATGCTGTGCCTTTTTTGATTTTCCTGTCAGCATATACTTGCCTAGCCCATGTGCTTGTGCTATATAGTAGTTTGCTTTTCTTTTATTACTTGATATATCTTTTATTTTTTTCTGTATTTCTATTGCCATATTCCTTCTTGCTACATCATCACTCAGTATGTTCTCTACTTCGTCTATTCCTATTTGTTCAGATAATGCTCCTATATCACCTTTTACTATTGTCCCATATAGAGCTTTCTTATCACTATTTTTCAGCTTCTTACTGAATTGTTCTGTTATTAATGCAGATATTGTTAATGCTTGATCTTCACGATGCTTATCTACTTGCAGTGACGCCAGCATCATTTTTTGCCATTTCTCAGAATACTGATCTATATCTCTAAAATGTCTCATTAGAGTTTGTATCGTTCCCTCTTCTTTCATCCCGAACATATGCATTATCTGAGTTAGTTCTCCAGTTAATGCTGGATTTGTTGTCAGCTGATACCAGTTTGCAGCTATCCATTTCATTTGCTTCCATTTTGGTGCAGTTGGACTTGGTCTCTCAGTTAGAGCAGCTCTCTTTGCTGCATTCTCACCTTTGTGTTGCCATTTTATGAATCTATCTTGGATATTGTCTATAGCTGTAGTTATCTTTCCAATTCTATTCTCATTTAGCTTTTTCATTGCTACATTGTTTGCAGCTGATAGCTCATTGAACAGTTTCATTGCAAGAGCATCACCTTTCATTCCTGGTTTAATATTGTACGCCTTATCCAGAACCAGGGAGATTAGTCTATGTAGATACTCTACTATTGTATCATATATACTCATACCTTTTGTATCTACTTTGTCTCTCTTTACATCTATTTCAGATAGTGCTTTCATTACCTTTTCATTTGTTACCGAATGTACTACGAACTCTTCTAGTGAGTGTTCGCTACTATTTAGATAGTGCCATAGTGCTTCGGCTTGTCTATATTCAGCTTTATAGTTTATATTCACATCTGACATCAGCATCTCTGGAGTTATATACTTCATTGTTTTTCGTCTTAGTTTTATTAGTTCTGTTTTTATATGCTTTATTCCAGGTATATCACTTGCTAGAGCATATCCTATTGCCCCATGTCCTAATTCATGAGCATATGTTTCTGCTGCAGATTTCGTTCCATTTATTACAGGTCTTTCTTGAGTTAGCGAGAGATATATCCCTGGTTCTGAGTCGACTCTTATTGCACCTTTATTTTGTACTTGGATTGGATTATTGTCTATCATTACTGGCATATTTGGTATTACTTTTGATAGCATTGACGTCATATTCGATACGAATTCTCGCAGATACTTCTCATGAGATTCATTTTCTCCAGTGCTGTCTAGTTCTATTAACTTGTCCATTACTTTATTCAACTTCTCTGGATCATTTATGTATTCACTATTCAGTATTGTATCGAATGTTGTGTCGTGCACCCATCCAGTTCCGTCTTGACTTGGATCCGACATTCTAAATCTTTTTAGATCTTCTATATTCCACTGAGATTTTGCACCATTTTTCCCATATCCATTTGAGTCTACATGTATATTTTTCTTTTTTCCACCAGGAGTTACATAGTCTATTTCGTATCCACCATCCATATCAGGTTGCACCATTGTTACCAATTGTACATCTTCACGCTTGTTGTCTCCAGTGTAGTATTGTCTTCTCACAGATATTGCTTCAGGGGCTTCACCGAGCTTTTCCTCATTCATTATATCTTCTGCTTGTGCATATTCTTCACTTGGGTTATTTCCACGATACATGCTTACACCTTGTTGTGAGGGATTACTATTTACCTCACTTACTTGCTTATTCAGAACCAGTGGAGGTAGTTTTTTCATGAGTTCTGCTTTCTTCTCATTTATGTACAGCAGCTCCTCTGGAGTTGCATGTTTTGCTAATTTTGTCAGTTGGTTCATTGTGTATCTTATCCCGCAGCTTGCATTACTCATACTATTCTCCACATTTCTTAGCTAGGTTTATATTTTTGCTTTTCGCTAGTTTTTGTATTATATCTTCTTTCTGCTTACCGTCTACTTGCGTACCTTTAGTTTTGTATCCAGTATTTTCTGTAAATACGAATTGCATTACATTGAGATTCTGTTTTGCCATATTATCTCTATTGCCTTGTATTTCTTTTGAGCTTTCTTCCATTATGCTGAGATGTTTTGCTACAGATTTTGATTTCCATTTTACTTTTTTTCCACTATCGTCTATCCAGAATATTTTCTTTCCGCCAGTTGACTTTAGATTATCTTTTGCATTATCTGAGTTTATTTTTGCCAGTGGATTTATTTTCTGCTCATGTGTTCCGTGCTTTTGCATATATTCACTATGTGCGATTATTGACTCTTTTAATGCATTTTTACTAGCTTCATACATGTTATATTGACTATTCAGCACGCTGAACCACTTGTTTAGACTTCGTACTGCTGAGTGCATATTTGTCACGCCTCCTACAGCTGCATCGAATACTGGATTGATTCCATCGTTCTCATTGATTGTCATTGCCATATTTGCACCATCTATTGTCTGAGTTAGTCCTACTGCTGCTGCTGACATTGCTTCTGCTAGAGTTCTCTCTATCGACTGTATGTTTATTGATGCTTGTTCTTCTCCTATGAGCTTTACATTTACATCTCTCATATCCTCTCTTGATTTTATCATTGAGTTGAATATTGCCACACCATCTTCTCTGCTAGTTGATAGTGGTCCAGCTACAATTGGGAATATCGCTCTTATTTCTGGTCTATTTGTTATTTTTTCTAGTTGAGCTATTGATATGTTTCCGCCTTTGCCTATTTCCATTTCTAGCACTTCCATATACATTCTCATTTGATATTTCGATGCATCATTCATTTGATTACTGTATTCAGCTGCTTGTCCTAGCTCAGATTCTAATATCTCCGTGATTGCTTCTCCATATGTACTTCTTACTATTAATTCTAGTCTTTCTGCCAGCGGATACGATAGATTTGATTTGTCGCTATCTATTGAGTTGTTTCTCAGGAATTCTCTATATTCATTGTGATGACTTTCTGGTATTCCTAGCGAATTCATTATTATTTTTCCTTGCTTGCTTTCATTTACTATATCATCTGGTACATTTTTCATCATTACTCTTGCTAGTGATTTTATTATTGAGTTCATTCCAGCTGAGTAGTTAAACGTCATGAACGGATCTTTTAGCAGCTCTCTCATTGATGAGTCTATTTCATCTACTATCTTTTCTTCGACTACATCAGAACCAGGGATGTAGGGTATTAGTGCATCGAGTTGTTTTTCGAATCCTTCATATTCTTCTGTGTCTCCATTCTCTAATCCTTCAGCTCTTCTTTTTTTTATCCATGCTTTACCATTTGCTATTATATCTTTTATTGCTAATAGCTTTTGAGCAAGTCCTTCGTAACTATCCAGCTGACCAGGTCTTGACAGTATATCATTCGTACTCATCCCTGGTTCTGCATCAGCGTCTACTATTCCTACGCGTTTCTGCCATTCGCCATCTTCATCTTCTACCATACCTTGTGCTACTTTGATTGCAAATCCATTTGTCTTTCCATCTACTTCTAGCACTAGATTTGTATTGAACTTTCCATCTTCTTGCATCTGATATGCTTGTACTGCATTTAGTGCTGACATTATATGTCCTAGGTGATCTACTTTTATCTTCACTATTTCATTATTGTGTTTTATCCCTATAGATTTTTCTCCAGATTTTATCGCAGACATTACTGTGCTTCGTAGTTTTTTTGCGGGTATGTCTAGTATTTGCTCTGCCAGTTCTTCTCTTTTTTTTGTTTCGATTCCATCTACTTTTATTCCGAACGCTTGACCTATGCCATAGAGGAATGCTTCTCTATGTTCATTGTTTGACATATCAGCTTCTGCGTAGCTCTCTTTTCCAGTTACTAGCCATCTTTGTATATGTTTTTGAGATTGAGGATCCAGTATATTGCCATCTAGGAACATTCTATTTGTTTTTGACACGAACCAGTCGAAATATATTTCATTATCTATTTCTCCAGATTCTATCTTTTGATATACTTCCTCTAGTCCATTCCATTCATTTTCCAGCTGGAAGTTCTTGCCTTTTTGTGCTTCTATTGTATCATGAGAGTATTTTTTTGATTTTTTCATTTGATCTACATTTTTCCACCCCATTATCTCTAGAGCTTTTTCTTTTCCTATCTCCATTAGGTTTTGCATGCCGTTCATATCTATATTGTATTCTTGATTTGTTTGTTTGTTTACAGATTCTTGCATTGCAGGATATACATCAGAGTGAGGATTGTTTTTTACTTTTGATACATGATTTGTCATATCCTTTTTCTTTGTTCTATATGTTTTTATCATTTTGTCTACGCCAACTTCTGTGTCTAGTCTTTCTAGCTTTCTTTTTGCTAGCTTTGTCTCTCCTATCATATTGTATTCATCTGATATTTTTACCATAGGCATACTTGCATCTTTATTTATGGCATCTATTTCTTTTTTACTTTTTCCTTGTAGTTGAGCTATATATTTTGCATTTACACTGCTTTGACTATGCTGTTTTATTTTACCTAGTGCTCTCATATTTTGGAACACCATCTCGCCTAGACCTTGTTTTATTGCTATGTAGTCTGCATTTTTTCCATTTGGATTCTGTATTATCCCTAGTTGTTTCATTATTGATTCACCAGCACTATTCGTGAAATACTTCAGTGGAATTCCTTGTCCTAGAGTTTCCATTATATCTGCAGTTATATTTTCTTCATTTATACCATAGTAGCTAGCTATATCTTTAGGTCTTGCCATTTGTATTCTACTCATGTTATTTGCTAGTATGTCTTGGGTTACTGTTGCTATTGCTCCTACTACATTCCAGTTCAAATCTCCGCTTGCATTATACAGTAGTGCTATCGCTGGATTGTCATACAGGGCGAATTTTGGATCTTGTATTTTTACGTCTTTGTTTGGAGTTATTCTTGGAGCAGGTATACTTTGTAGTAGATTGTTTCCAGTGATTACTGATTCTGACCATATCATACTATTTTCACCATGCTCAGCTATATTTATTGATCCTAGTGATGACTTACTTTTTCCTTCTTTAGTTGTTATCATATCAGGTATATATATATTTCTAGTCGTACGAATGTAGTTTCCATTTTTATCTTTTATGTATTGTCCATTTTTATCTTTTTCTCTGACAGACATAGTTTTTTGTGCATCTCCATAATTATTTATTACTACAGAGTTTAGTCCAGTTGTCTTTTGACTATCTATCAGATCTTGTGTCTTGTACACTTTTCCTATTTCTGCTTTGAGCTCTTTGACTCTTTTTATCATCTTGTCACGAGTTTTGAACAGTTTTGGTTTTGACTTTTGTATTGCATCTCTAGTATTTTTATTTGCTTTTTGTCTTGCATAGTCCATAGCTCGTTTTGAATTTATTGTTGCTTGTTTTTGTTGTATGTCTTTTATTCTTGCATTGATTTCATCTACTATTTTTTGTTGAGCTTTTGCTTTTTTGAGTATATTTCGTAGTTGTCCAGCTTTATCAGTGAATGCTTTCCATGCTTTATATCTTCCATCTTTTGTGAGCAGATCGTTTAGATGTGCATATATCTCTTTTCCTAGTTTTTTTCCTAGTTGCGTTATTCTATCAGCTAGAGTATTGATTGACTTTGATTCATCATTTATTTCATTTGCTTTTTCTTGATTGAATCCTTTCATCATTCGCTTTGTATGGTTGTCCCATTTTAACATTGCTTTTTTTGCTTGATTCTTTATTGATTTGAGCTTTATTTTTTCTTTTTCCAGCTTTTTTATTTCAGCTTTATATTCATCGCTCAGCTTTTTTTGCTTTTCTTTGAATTCAGATTTTGCTTCTTTGCTATTTAGTCTTTCATATATCTTCTGAGCATCTTCCAATAGTGAGTCTATCTGTGTATTTTTTGACTCTAGAGTTTTTCGTATCACCTCATGCTCTTTTTCTATTTTCTTTTCCAGCTCATTTATTTCTTTGATTCTTTCTTCTGCTTTACTTAGTTCTACCTTTGGTTCTTCGGTTGGTTTAGTTTTAGTTTCTGTTTCAGTATCATTATTTGCTTCATCTTTTATTTCTGTATTTATATCTGATTTTGTATCTGATTTTGTATCTTGATTGATTACTTCAGAACCAGAGGCACGAGGTATCATTCCAGTTGTGTCGCCTTCCATCTCTTCTAGCATTGGATTTGATTCTTGAGCAGTTGTTCTACCTTCGTATTTGTATCCCTGGTTCTGAGGTGATACTTCTTTTTTCGCATCATTATCTTCTTTGTTGCTTATGTCGAGCTTGTCATGATTTACTGCTGATAGCATTAGGTCTTGCTCTTCTTTTAGTGCATTTATTACATTTTGCACAGAGCTATTGCTTGCCCCTATACCTGCAGCCATCATTTGCCTAGTTGCTTCTTTTTTATTTGCAGTGCTTTGTTTTTTGTCAGTGCTATACAGCTCAGAGCTTAGATCAAGATCTGGAGATATCTTTCCTTCTTCTTGAGCTATTTTCATGTCTCCTATTGTTATAGTTCCATTTTGAGATACATAGTCAGACCCCAGTTGATCATGTGCTAGATCAGTCAGTGTTTCTCTCGCATTTAGTTGGAATTCTCCTTGATTTTTTCCATATATATCTTGATTTGAATATTGAGTTTTTATCATTGAGTCTTTAGACAGAGCATGATTGCTTTTATATATATCTATTGCATTTTGTATTTTTGGATTTTTAGACTTTGTTATTTTCATATACTCATATGGTTTTAGTCTATGTTCTTCTGCCATTGCTATTTGTAGTGCATTCTTATATGGTATTTGAGCTGCTTTTGCGAATGCCACTATATTATCATTCACTACGCTTTTTGCTTCTTCTTGGGCAGCAATGAGTTTATTGGTCTTATCTTGTTGAACACCAGCGAACCTATGCATTTCAGATTTCCACTTATTCTTTTCGTCTTCAGTTTCTGACTCCATCATATTTTTATAGTAGTCAATATATCCTAGTCTATTTTCTCTTTTGAATCCATCAACTTCTACACGTTTTCCTACTTGTCTCATATCTTCTCTTAGGCCGACATATTTTTTTGCCATCTCCACAGAATTGTTGTATTCTTCTTCTTTCATACCGTTTTTTAGTGCGAACGATTTAAACTCATCCGTATCTATACTTTTTAGCTCTTCTCTTGTTCCCATTCCTAGCATTGCTTTACGTATTATATTGTCTGTTTCTCTAGGAGTTGCACCTTTTAGTATTTTGTTTATTTCTTCATAGTCTCCATGTGCAGTATTGTATGCAGCTTCTGCAACATATGGCATTGTTACACTATTGTCTACTCTATTTTTTATTCTGAGTAGTGCATCTTTTTCTGGACCATCTTCCATTGCTACTATTTTTTGTTTGAGCTCTCTACTCTTTTTGAATCCCTCTAGTGGATCAGTTTGCCCAATAGATTCCATATCATATATATCTTTTCTTGTCTGATTTCCTAGATTTGACATTTGTAGATTGTCATCTTCTTCTATTGTTTGAGTATTTATTGCTGCTTGAGCTTGTTCTTCATTGTATTTTTCTCTTTCTTCTTGATTCATATTTGCTATCTTATCTTCTTGTGCATTTTTCTTTTTTTTGTCATTCATGTCTTTAACTGCTGGTATTACTTCTGCACCACCAGATATTATTGCACCTGGACCCATTGCTGCTCCGAATGATTGGAACATCTCTCTTCCTAGTGTTCCATCGTAGAGTTCTTTTTCTGCATTTGTTCCAAATTTTTCACTGAATGATTGCACTATCTGCTGAGCTGTTTCAGTTATGCCTTCATATCCAGCCTTGCCAGATACCTTGAGTGCTTTTTGTGCGAATGTTTTTACTAGAGCTTTTGCCGACTTCTCTGTTCCATTTTCTATTACATTTCCTATTAGCTTTTGGACATAGTTTGTGTTTCCTATTAGCTCGTCTACACCTATTTTTTCTAGCCCCATTTGTAGAGCAGCTCCTACGCCAGCTTGCAGTCTTTTTAAATAGCCTATATCTGATTTACTTGTGTTTTTTTGTACTTCAGACATTGATTCATTTGCCATACCTATTGTGGTTATTGCCATTCCGACTGGATTTCTTGTAGCTATCATATATACTGCACTTTCAGCAGCCCATTCTGGCCCTGCAGTTATCATACCTTTCACTAGAGATCCTGCAGCATTCATAATATTTTCTGTATTTGGATTTTCAATCATTTTGTCATATGATTTTCCTAGGTCTTCTGTTGCTAGATTTGTTCTTGTATTATCATATCCATATTCTTGTGGAGTTTTATATTTGTCAGCCCATATAAAATCTCCATTTTTGACATATCCTTTTAATTCTTTATCCAGTATTGCGTTTCTTTCTGCTTCAGTTCTATTTGGGTTATATACTTCATCAATATTTTTTCCTATCCTTATACCAGCATCAACTATTGCATCTCCGAATTCTGCTGCAGTTCTTCCTACGCCGAATTGTAGAGCATCTACTAGATTGCCTACCCTTGAACTACTTTGTACAGTATCTTTGAGCTGCATTTGTCTTAATTGCTCATCCGTGTACCCTGACATACTCCCTGCGTTGTTTACTTCAGAACCAGGGATGTTGTTTCTTGCTTTATCTGGAGTAAGATTCATTCTAGGATCTATTGCATGTTCTTGAGTTACATTTTCTCCAGCATTATTTCCTAGGCTTGCCATACTTCTGTTTGATCCAGATGCTAGCCCTTGATATAGGTTTGATTGTATTGGTATGTCTAGAGGTATATATTGTTTTTGCCCATATTCATCCACAGTATTTCCAGTTAGATTCACTGGTTCTGCATTAGGTATGAATGGTGCCATCCATCTTTCTGTTCCAGCATCTTCTTTTGTTCTTGCTAGGTCTGATAGCTTTTGTATTGTTTGCATATTTGAGACATCAGACAGATCTTGATTCGTTACTTGGTCTATCGGCTTGCCTACTATGTCTGCTACTTGTTGTAGCTGTCCAGTTTTCCATCTACTTTTTGCTATCTCTTCTTTTGGAGTGTTGCTTCTTTCTGTTGTTATATCGTATGTTCCATCTTTATTTTTATTATATAGATAGTGATATCCCTCTATTGCATCATAGTCATATGCATTTGGAGCAGTCACTTCCCTAGTTGATTTTCTTCTTTCTCCATCTATCTCTTGACTCTTTAGATATGGAGTATCTGCATCTGTCATCCCAGTCAGAGTATCTGGAGTCCAATTTGCTTTAGTCCTATCTGCATCTGTCGCCAGAGCATCTACTTTTGATTTATTTAGGTTTTGTGCTTTTGATGATGATACTGGTGCTTCATTTAGAGCATCAATTGTCGTATCTACATTTCTTTGTAGGAGTTGTGCCAGAGAGTAATTTGCCATAGGTTTTTCCTCGAGTTATATTATGGATATTATACCACAATACCTTGAGGACTGGCTTTATCTTATTATTGGATTTCTTTTTTTTGCTTTCACTTGAGTCATTTTTTCTATTGCTTGATCTATTGACATCAGTGGATTAATTTTCATTATAGCATCTATTGTTTTCTTTTCATCTTCTGTAGCATCTTCGTTGAGCCATTTTAGTCTTTGTTTTTGTGTCATCTTTGCTTTTTCTAGTTTAGCATTTTCTTGTGACATTTTACTAAATATTCCTCCATACTGTCCACTATTTTTCATTTCTTCTATTTTTGGCATGTCTGGTACTATACTATTTATAAATTTCGCAATTTTTTCTTTCCCTGATGTATGTTCTTCTTTCGGAACATCTCTGAATCCATCCAGAGAGAATGGATCTAGTGGCTTTGATATTGAATCTGGACTATTGTTTGTTACGTACTGTGCTTCAGTCGTATTTTTATTTGTTTCTGATGGATCATTATTTACATTACCGTCTTTTACTTCAGAACCAGGGATAGATGGGTTTTTCTTGCCTGTTGATGAGTTTGTTAGTATAGACATTAGTTCATCATATGCTTCTTGCTTTGGAGTCTTTCTTGTTGCATATTTTGCATTTACTGCCTTTATTGCTTTTCCTCTTTTTTTCAGCAGACTGGACAGCTTATTTTCTTGACTAGATACATTTCCTGGTATTATTTTCACACCAGTTTTTGATCTTGCTTGATACCCGTTATTTTTTAGTGTATTGATATAGTTATTTTGATTTATCGCATCCCACTTTGCTTTTGCTTTACTGTCTGATGTATTGACATTATTTTCTTTGAACTTATCTAGTCTATCATTCATTATATTTAGACCATCTGCTTTTGTTATCCAGCTACCATTGTCATTTTGTAGTGCATATTGGAATGCCTGATCTATCTGCTCTGGAGACCATTTTTGTTTCACAGCTAGATTATTTATTTTATCAGATACTTCATTATATCCAATACCTGACCAGTCAGTTGTTTTTGATAGTATACCCTTCCATTTTTGATCTAGTAGTTTTCTGTCTATATCTGGGTTTCCAGTGTATCGTATTGATTTTCCAGCACCTTTTCCGTTTCCACTACTTTTTGCTGCATATGATGTAGATTTCAGAGCTTTATCTGTTACTGAACCTTTGTTTATCAGAGATGCTTGTTTATTTGTTATATAATCTATATTTTCTAGCTCTGTTTTTTGTTGAGCAGCTAGGAGTGCCTTTCTGTTTGCATCTTTTATTACAGCAGCATCGTATCCTGTTTTTGCTAGAGTATATGCATCTTTATTTCCAGAGTTTAGAGCAGCAGTGAGTTTATACGCAGAGGATTGCAGATCATTTTCGTTCGTTAGTGCATCTAGCTTTCCACTTTTTAGTATTGCGTTTCCTAGTCCTGTCTCATCTACTTTTGGACCAGTTCCATTATCACTAGATACTAGAGCAGCATTAATTGCATTTCCATACTGTTCAGCTTTTGAGTCAGCTCCTAGTAGTATATCTCTCACTTCTTGCTGATGTTTTTGTCTCAGCAGTTCTGGCTGGGCTAGACTCTTCTCTCTGTACGCTACATCTTCATCTCGTTTTTGTTGTGCTAGTGTAAATCTTTCTTTGTCTAGTCTTCTCGCATCTATGTTTCTGAAACTATTCATTGCTGTTTGGAACATTATTGCAGGAGAATTATATGCATTTTGCACATTTGGTGCGTTAAAACTATATGGCTGATTTATACTCATGTCTTTTCCTTTTGCTTATGCTTGTGCGAATGCAGCATTTGCTGCTTTTGATACTCTTTGTCTTCTTTTATATTCTGCATCGTTCATTGAATACTGTTGTTCTAGATTTTTTCTTTGATCATCTGACGTTTTTTTGTTGCTATTTATCATTTGATTTGTGAAATACAGTCCACCAATTCCACTAGCTATGTCTACTGCATTTCCTAGATTGTCCATTGAGAACATACTGCTTTTACCTCCACTATCTGTAGTTCCATCAGATAGAGACTTTCCTAGACCTTCAAGTTCTCCTTGGTTCATTCCGTTTACTGAATTTGCAAATTCAGGATTATTCATATAGTTATCAGATAACTCTTGTGTAGTCATTGCTCTTGAGCCGCCATAAAAATTCCCTACTGTAGCAACTGGATGACTTCCTCCAGATATAGATGGATTTGTACTAAAATATGATCTATCTGTATTGTATCCTTTATACTCACCATGTCTATCGTTTTGTGCAATAAAATAATCAGATATATCTTTATCACTATATCCTCTCATTTTCATATTATTAATCAAATCACTAGTTCCTGTGTTCGTATCATCTATGCTTTCCATATCTTTTTCCTTTTCTATGCTAATTTTATTGCAGCCATTATATCATATTTTTACTTTATCCCTGGTTCTGGAGTATGGCTAGAAATACTTGTGTGTTGCTCCATCTATGAGACCTTGTGTCATGTTGTATGGTACTTGGTCCATCTTCTCATTTATTTCTAGGAAATTATATGATTCGAAATTCCATTTTGTAACTGCATATTTCATTGCAGTTGGCATCTTATCCATCATGAGCTTTTGTTGATTAACCTTTTCTTGCATCTCACTTACTTTTTTATTATTGCTTTGCATTTGTTGTTTAGCTACATAGTCATAGATTTTCGATGAATAGTTGATAGTAGTAGATACTAGCTCTAGCGTACTCATTTCTGCATATTTTTCTAGTATAGCATCTACACCTTTATCTACTAAATTGTTTAGGATTTCATTTAGTCCTAGGAATGCACCTACATACCCTACAATTGTTAGCATGTCTCCATACATTGCTGCTGCATTTGGATTACCATATTCTGCTTCATTATATGTTAAAACTCCGAGAGATATGCTTACAGCTAGAGCGAGATATGCATATGCTGCTGCAACTTCAGGAGAAGTAGCTCCATCTGATAGTACAGTTGCTATTATAGCTATGAATAACAACAATATTCCTAACACCTGTTTCCATGGAGCTACTGGAGTTTTTTCGTAGTCAGTACCAATCATTTTCCCTACTTCATCAGAAAATTTAACTCCATTATGGTTTATCTTAGTTGCTTGACTTATCACTGCAGGTAGGCTATCTAGATATGATTTTCTCACATATTGATTTACTATTGTATATGAATCGCTCATCTCATCATCACCATATTCTCTTGATTGTACGAATTTTTTTGAGTCTATTATATCATTTGACACTAGAGAGTACACTTCATTTTTTTGTTTAGTTAGTGCATACTCGTAGTTTACTCTAGTTGTACCTCCATATCCATCATCTTCTGTAATTGTAACTGCTTTTTGATTATTAGTTCTAGTCTCTATTGCAATTGACACATTATAGTTTGATTTGAGTGAGTAGTCTATCGTAAACGAGTACCATTGTCCATATTTATTTTTGTCCTTTAGTGTACCATCACTATTCATTATTGCACCACGACCATTTGCATTTATATTTATATCATAGATCTCTTCATCGACATCTAGTAATGCCAGCCACTGATCGTTATACTTCATATCATAGTCTATCTTTTCTACATTTGTTGTGTTGAGTTTATTCTTCAGTATTGCTATCTGATCTTTTGATTCTATATTTCTGTACAGATCTATATCTGTATCTTTGAATGTGAATATTCTTTTTTTTGTAGTTGAGTATCTATTTACTACCGTAGTTATTTCTGCTATTGACGCATCTTGATGTGTCTTCCATGGTACTATTTTGTACCATAGCTGACTAACTCCTTTTAGACCACCATTTTCACTTTTCGCATTTATTTTATCTACACTTACACCTATAAGTTTATATATTTTTTTTGCTTGATCTGTCTCTACAGCAGAGCCTTTTCCATTGCTACCATTCCAGAATACGAATATGCTCATTACTTCCACATCAGAACCAGTGGGGAGTCCAGTAGCATCAGTATCTGGTACTAACATTGTTGGCCATGTACGCATGAACTCACGCTTAAATTTATTACCTCTTTTGTACCTAGAGAGCACAGGA